CCACCTTCAGCCAAACTAAAGGCTTGATTGTTTACGAAACAAGGATTCAACAAACAAATTGTTTGTCCGGTCGGATCTACCTGAGTCACCATTTTTGTATTCGAATCTTGACTTTGAATCGTCTTAGAATAAATCGCAAGAGCAAAACCAAGTTCACCAAGAACAAGCGTATCTACAATAGCTTTCACTGAACCAAGTCTATGCATCATTCCTTCCATAACAGGTTGTTTGAAATCGATAAAGAATTGATCTACAGTAAAAGTACATTGATACCCAACAGGAGGCACTTCTTGTAACAGAAGATTGCCTAATCCCTGTACATTTGCTCGATTCACATTTTCTGCAAACTGCAGGTTACGAACGTAACCTGCAACTTTGTTATCTATTTTTATATACGCTCTAGGCGCTGTAAATACTGCCATAATTATAATCTGTTACAATTATCCACGAATTAAATAACCGGTAAAGAACAATTTCGTAATTTCATTGTTTACTACAATCTTATAAGTTGTAAAGTAAGCATCGTCTTTACGAGTTGTTACTACATCTCGGAATGATAATAACAAATTGTCTTGTTCAGTCGTCGCAGTTCTAGATTGAAGATATGCTACTGTCCAATCTTTAACTGCACCAGCAGATAGAGAATTTGCATTAACACCATTTTCTTGACCCAGCAAATCAATAGAAGCATTGACAATCAATTCTTTATTGATTTGAGCCACAACACGCATAAATTGAATTGAGTAAGATTGTCCTTTTGCATTGAACAAATTAGCATTATCTTGTAATGTATTTACTCCTTGCAAAACTTCAAATTTACCCGAATAATCATTTAACACGGTTACAAGGATACCATATTTCAAAGCCTTTTTCTTTTCAGACTCAGTTAATATGTGTTTAACCCGATCTACACCGATAGATTTAAATGTTACCGGTATATAAGGAGCTTTTCCCGAAACACGACCAACGATTGCGCATGCATTATATAATGCAGGCCACCAACGAATCTTTTGAGCATCAAATGCTGATACTAAACCAATACCGCCGTGAACCAACTGAACATAACAGCTATTGAATGCTTGTGCAAAAGTAATCTCTTTAGAAAAATCTGCTGAATTATCATAACCTGCTACATACAAGAAATGAGGGAATTTAGCATCTTGAGTGATGTGTTTGATAACAGCTTTTGTTGTAGTTGAATCTGCATTGGTACCAACCTGATCGGTCATAACAATACTATAATCCAAACCGATAATCTGATCTAATACAGCATTTAAATCATCTGCATCGAAAGATTCTGTACCACCTGATGCTAAAATATACGGTTTACTATTCAAAGCGGTTGTAATATCGTCTTGAGTGACTTCTCCGGTACCTTCCGCCTTTGAAGTTGAATCTAAAACAAATAACAATCCAAAATTTGAATCATTGTTAGCCCAATCAATCAATTCTTGAATATTATTGAATTCAGGTGATTCCAATACCAATTCAGGATCAGCGTTATTCTGAGCAATATCACCGTAAGGTAATCCATCGGTATAAGTACCAGTATAAGTACCACGCCAAAATTGCATAATCCATTTTTCAGGATCTTCCACTCCTGCAACAAATGTAGCTCCGTAACCAGTAGTTAACAATGTTTCACCAAACAATGTACCATTTGCAATCAATCCTTCGTCTAAAGTTTTAATTACAAATTTACCTCCTGATGTAGTCGCAAAAGCAATTGTTGCTCCTTTTGTTGTTGCAGCACGAACAAATTGGAGTTGTGATACTCCAACTGCATCGGGATTACTTGGATCAGGTGCAAATAACGCTTCTGCAACTCTCCACCACAAACCGCCTTTCATAAAACCACGAAAATCGGAAATTGTATCGAATGTGTAGATAGCATTCTGACCACTTGTATTTTCACCGTTGATACCAGCACCACCACCAAAACTTGCAGAATAAGTACCTGTATCAATTACAAGAACCTTTCCATAATCAAGTTGGCGAGCTGGACCAGTCTCTCCGCTTACAATAGTGCTGTATGCACCCGGAAGAGATATCTGTTTATTGTTCCAATAAAAAGTTGATGCCATTTTATTATTATCAATTAATTTTCACGAATTCTAAAAATCACATAAATATACATCTTATTTTTCTTCTTGCAAAATAAATCACATAATTTTGCTAAATTATTTCAGACTCTATACCAGGAAGACCTAAATTCGAATAATTTCCTCTAGGATTTATCGCTGCTTTACCTGCATCTTCAAAAATAAGTTTGTTGAGTAAACCTTCATCTACAAGAGTAGGAATTAATTCATCTGACGCTAAATCAATTCTTAATGATCTAAAGAAAATTGGTAGAGGCATCAAATCCTGCTCTGCTATCAATTCAGTCATATTAAAATCGATCTTGTAAAACATTGTCGATAATACATTATAAGCTCCTAACATAAGAGCATACAATATTTCAGACATTAAAATCGACTCTAAAATATTATCAGCTAAACACATAACATCGAAATTATATGCTCGACTATCTCTGACTTCAAACCCTCCATTAGGCGTCATCATTCCTGTTAATTTACCAATACTCTGCGCCATACCTGAATTTTTACCCGGTTCTCTGATAACGTAACAAGGCAAATTAGTCTTATCTTTAGGAAACTCAATTCTTACTTGAATTTTACGAGGATCTTCACTTGTTCGTAAAAACATTTTCTTCGCTTGTTCGTAGAAGTCAAAACTACCGTCTTTTGTACCGTATAAAATTTGATACAAAAAAGTCTTCGTTTCGTCATCTTTGTAATTCTCATAATCTGTCGGAATATATTCCAACAACTGATTGAGAATATCTTTCATTCGCACGATCTGTAACATCTTTATCTATTTAATAGTTGTTCTAATGTTTCATCTATAGCCATACTAGCTACTTTATCTATCTCTGCAGCCTCCAAAGCTCTATCCATGAGACGTTTGGCAGTAATACCACCATTCCACCAACTGTTTGGATCTGAAGTGTCACTTACTCGTCTAAATGTAAAATAATTTCCTCTTTTTTCTATTTCTGAACTTTCAGCTTTAACTCTCACAAGACCTTCATATTTTGCAGCCTTATGTACGTATTCAGGAACTTTCAATCCTGGAATATTAATTTCTTTTCTTACACCTAATATTTGATGTTCAGAAGGTAAATCACTTCGTTTTAACGGTTTAGGTGAATTCTTTGCTAAATCGTAAATACTTTGTGGCATTATAGATTTAAAAATTTCTGACTCTGCAATAGCTTGTGGTGTCGCATGTCTAAATGGCACTGTCAAATACCAACCGAGACCGTTTTTCTTTTGTTTGGCTTTACTAGATTTTTGAAATCCCGGTTTTTCATCAAATGGACTTGCACCTTCTTCAACCATTAATGCTAAAGGAGATTCTCTTACAGATAAACCAAACACAACTTCTAAAGAAGACGGTCGTTCGATATAAACTGCACGTAAATATTCTTCTCTAGATTGTTTTAATTCTTTATTTATCAAATTCTGCCATTTAGACGAATACTCTTGAACCACTCTATCAATAATAGCGGCTCCTAACATATTGGCAGAATTTTCATCAAGATTAAATTCTGTCACTACATCACTTAAATCTATTCTAATTGGCAAACTCATACATCGTCATTTCTCATTAATCCCGATCCATCAAACATTGGTTTTGACACATCAATAAGGTGACTTCTTCTCGCAATCGCTTGAATAGGGAGTTGAATTTTTTCTTGTTTTCCTGTCGTTCTTTCCATCTTCCATGAAGCACGTATTTCGTGAGGCAAATCAATTACATGATATTCCGGGCAATGTTTGTAATAAACACTTAAACATCCGTTTTCAGGAGGCTCTTCATCTAAAATCAAACAATACGGATTATCAGGATTTATGTGATATGCCATCGTTTTATTCAGTTTCTGATTAGAATTAACGAAGGTATATATTGCTAACACTTGAACAGGCTTATACGTTGTAAAAACAAAATAAACCCCTTGTGATCCTTTTCTTATAATAAGGTTCTCGCTATAATAAGAATACTCTGTTTCAAATGTAACTCTATCGTACCAAGATAAATTAGCTTTATTTACATCCATCACTGTAATAGCTATTGTTCCAAGTAACGTTTCTGACCAATTCTTATATTGATTATTCTGATTTACACCTGTAATAAGAGCTTTTGTTCGTACTGAATTTACATAAAAATAACCTGTTCCATAACAGTTTTGACAATCAAGTAAAGAAGCTTCGACTCCATTACAAGGACATCTCAACGCACGTTCTAATTGGACCCAATATCCTTTATTCCACGTCGCCGCATCAAAATCTTCTTTAACAAATTCGGGACTTGGTCTACCTACAAGATTAGGTGCTGATTGTGTTAAGATATTTTTCGCTTCCATTACATTAAATATTTTTGTATCTTGGGAGAATCAATTGCTTTTAATAACCTATTTTGTAAAAGACTATTATCTTTCTCAAACTCGTCTTTAAAAATCCAAACAAAACCTTTTATTTGTTTGAATTCGCCTCGACAACAATTTAAAATAGATGCCCTATCGTATCCCAACTCCTCTTTAATTCTTCCACTACTTGACCACTCTCTAATTAAAATTCCATTTAAATTAAATTGCAATATAGATCTTCTTTTAGGATGTAAAAAATATTGTCGCTGTCTTCTTTCTTCAGACATCTTTACTCCTTTATTCCATACTCCCTTATCTTTTGCTCTTTGTTTAATTTTTTTAGAAATAGATTCTCTAACTTCTTTTGTAGGATTGCTTTGTCCGTCTCCTCCAAACGTATTGTTGGTTAAATCAAATCCAAAATACTTAAAAAGTGAAATATAATGAATTTCCCAAAAATTAGATTGAGATTCTGTTGTTTCATCAATCACATTCATTATCGGTCTCAATCCTTGATTTAATAAAGATCTTATCCAAGCTAACTTTCGAGAAGATGTTCTACATTCCGAATCATAAAGATGTCTTTTATACCTTTGTTTCAGATCAATAGTTTTCCCTACATATCGAATATTCCCTTCGGGATATTCCAAACTATATATATAAACCTTTCTATCCATTACATCACCATAAATTTAGGTTGGTCGTAAACAAGTTTTAATCTACCCGTAGTCTCTTTAATTTGTTTTTCATATTGTAGAATTCTCGCTGAATATGCAGCAGAAGTCGCTGATGCGGTTGTAGAAATACTTTGACTTAATCCATCGATACTTAACGATTGACTTGCAATACCTGCAGAACCTAAAACCATGTCACCGGCAATTCCTAACGGTCCAAATGATGCAACCATACCGACTACATTAATAAGATCCATCGGCATTTGATCTATATCCCAACCTGTTATATATTGAATTCTCCAATAATCAGGTATCATATTAAACCTTTGCATTCCAACTTGAGAAGTGATACCTGTTAAAATAATTTCAGCATTTCCTCGTGTAGATGAGCCAGTTGGAACAACACTTATTCTTCGTTTACCTTGTCCCATCAAAGTATCGTATTCGCAAAACAACCAACCTTGAGGATAAACAATTTGCTCCATCTTATTCAACATACCTATCATTGACAACGGTTCTCTTACGGGATAATTCGTCTGTAAAATAGGAAATGTTTGCCAATAATCTGTTCTGTAGTAAGTGATTGTTTGGTCAGCTAACTGTTTAATAAATTTCAAGTTGTAATAATTTTCGATTTCTCGCTGAGCTGCAACCAAATAAAATCGCATTGATTCGTCAGAGAAATTAGATCCTTCTCCTCCTTGAATTTTGATTCCGTACAAAAACAATTCCCATAATTCAGCTACGGAAATAACTAAACCGGTATTTTTACGATACTTGATATTAAAAGTTAGCTGAGCCATAATAACACTGTTTTATGATTTTGACATGATCATTTTAATGATCTCATCTTTCTTTTTATTTTTTAAATCTTTTTCTTCGAAACCACCGCCTTCTTCTGTCATTCCCATTTCAATTAATTGTTTGACAGTCAAAGTATTGAGTTCGTTGAACAACTCATCGTCAATATCTTCATCACCTTTTTCTGCTTTTTCGGTTTCTATCTCTTTATCATCTTCTTTCTTTTCTTCTTTAGAAGAAGGAGTACCTTTTTGTAAATCTTCAACGGCCTTTTTCCAAGACTTAATTTCTTCATCTTTTTTGGCAAGTTCAATTTTTTGAGATTCAATGATATTCTTCAAACGATTGATCTCGTTTTTAAACTCTTCATTACCTTCAGAAACCTCTTGTCTCAATTTACTTTCAAGAGAAGTTTTGTATTCAGGTTCATCGCCTTCTTTATAAATGTTAGGGAGTTTGCGATCAACGAGCTCTTGATACAATTCTTCAGAAATATCTGCATTTCCATTTATAAAATGAATTACTCCACCGTTTAATTTAATTTTTTGAGAGCTATACACTCTACTTCTTACTTTTACCATAATCAATTTGTTTTAGGTTTTCAAAAAGAGAAAGGAGAGGAGTTTATGATCTCTCCTCCCCTTTCTTTAGTTGTTTTTATTTGTTTTTAAACAAGACCTTCTTCACCGATATTCACGATACGAACAATCTTAGCAGGCTGATACAATACCGGAGTACCGTAATTCAAAATTGCAAATCTACGAGAAGGAGCTGTAATAGCAAAATCCATCTTCATAGTATCAGCAAACTGCAAATATTCGTTAATCTGATTATCATTGTAGTAAATCAATGCAGATTTTGTACCTGCAATGATACGATTGCGGTCACGAACACAATTAGCAGCAGCACCATCCCATCCACTAGCCATTTGAGAAACAGGAACTTCAAAGATAGGATAATATTCTGTTGTATTGTTAAGCGCAGCATCTTTCTTTGTACGATAAATTACGAAGCAAGTAGCTGCATAAGCACCACCAACACCGGCAGTAAATCCAAATTCAACTGAATCAGTTGCTGCAACAGCTTGAGCATCTCCTGAAGTAATATTCAAAGGAGCAGATTCACCGTAACGGTTCTTAGCAGTAACCAAATAACCGTAAGTACCTGCATGACGACCGAAGTTTGTCTTAGTGTCATTATTATTCACTTTGATAGCAGTTCCGTCAACTGGAATAACCGGAGCTTTAGGTGAAGTTGCTTGTTTTCCTACAGTGATCGGTTTACGTTCATCAAAGAAACGGTCGTTTTTGATATTGATCTTACCAAACTGAGTAGTAACATCATTTACACTCTGACCCATTGTTGCACCGGTTACAGAAGCAGCCAAACCTACAATAACACGTTTTGATTCATGGAACAATTTAACGTAATTGTTAAATACAATCGGGTTAGAAATGATGCGATCAATATAACCGTTATATACATTAACAACGACGTTAGCTGCATCCTGAATCAAATTGTCGTTCAAAACCTGATTCTGAGCATCAATAACAGCCGGAGAGTTGAAATAATTATCAAGTAACTGTTCTGAAGTCTTACCTTCTGCAGTACCTCCATCCATTTCGTTTACACCAAGCATGTGTTGACGGAATACGCCATCAAACTGTTCAGGGACACAAGTAGAGTCTGCATCAACCAAACGAGCATCCAAAATAGTTTGTAACAAAATAGTCTTATTCTCAACTTCTTTGGTGTACATATTCATACCACCAGCCAATCTAGCGAGCATTGCAGGATGAGTAACCTGACCTGTAACACCCATAAATTTGGTGATGATTGACTTACGTCTGTACTGAGAATCGGTTTCTTCCGGAGTTTCACCTTCAGTATTAAAGATACCAACTTCTTCACCATACTTATACAACTGATTATACTGATGTACTGTATTGTCGATCTTATGTTTCGGCATTTCCATCAAGTAAACCAACTGATTTAAGCGGTTACCCAAGATCTTTAATGTAGAGTCGAGTGATTCAACTTTCAGACCACCACCATTGTTGATCTGATTGTTATATTGCATACCGGTCTGAAGACCAGCTTCCATTGCTTTCAAAATGTCTTTTGCGGAAATTTCATCCAACAAGTTCGCTCCTGAAGCATCGTTAGTATTGTAATTATACAGATCCATAATTTATTTAGTTTTTAGTTTTCTCCGAATTCTTATTATTTGCACAATTTAATATCGCATTTATCATACATATATTGAGCGAGTTCTTGACCAACGGTTTCAGCTTCCGGATTCGTCAAATACGCCAACATATCACCTTCCATTGATTTCTGTAAAGTTTCAGACATCTGATCGTAAGCCTTTTCAATTGCCTTTACAACCAACGGACGTTGAGAAATAATATTCATCTCATATTTATTATTCTCGTCTTTAGCGATCTGCATTGATTTCTGAATAGCATTTACATTTTCCAATCCAGCAGAACGGAAACTCGGCGTCTGTCCGCCAATTTTATCAATCTTATCACTCAATACATCCAAAGTTTCAGCCATCTTCTCCATAATAGGAGCAAATACGCCCATAGATTTAGCAAAGGTTTCTTCTACAGCTTTTTTGATGCCTTCAGCATCACGATCTTCTGCAGTATCTTTTTCATCGTCCTTTACTTTTTCTTCTTTCTTAACAGCTTCTTTTTCGAGTTTATCGATATCTTTTTCCTGCTTTGTTTCAGATTCGTGATCACCTGCAGCGGCAGCGTCTTCACTCTTCTCGATTTTGATATCGCCTTTTTCAATACTTTTTGCGATATAATCTTCAGTGAAACCCATAGCTAACATGGATTTAACTATCGCGTTGTCTTTGTAGTCTTCAAACTTCATAATTACTGAATTTTATTTGTTTATGTAAAAATAGAACCAAAATTTTACTTATCAAATTAATTAACGAAAATTTTGCAAGTAGTCCCATAAAATTTTCGAAGAAATGTGACCCTCCATGTAACTTTTATACAATTCTTTAAAGTCGTCACTCTGTACTCCTTCTGTCGGAAATGCTTTCAAAACAAAATTTTTATCAATAGAAAGAAGATATCCATCCTTTTCCATTTCTAAAAGAATGTTAGTTTGTTTAAAACTAATATTATCGCTTTCAGAATAATCAATATAATCCTGTTTCTGAATACCCTTAACTATATCAGCATAAGTATTTGCATTAACAGGAGTCATTGTCATTGCTACATTTGTAATTAATGCTTTTGTAATTTTTTTCGGATTCTTTTTGTCTCTTTCTAATGCCTTACCTTCAATGCTAAAACCAGGTTTACGATTTGTTCCTGATTCTTGCATTTCTAACGCTTTATCATAAAAAGCTCTAGCTTCAGGAGATTTTTTCCATAATTGACACTTGACAAAAAATTTATTATCTTTAACTTTAGCATCTAAAGGAGCTCCTATCCAAAATCGAGACTTGTTTATCGGACTACGTGAAGTAAGATGATCTAGATTTATCAATCCATGTTTCAAAAAACGATCAATGATAAACCCATTTGGTTCCATTGATTCTTCTTCTGAATCTTCGGACGCATCGGAAGCCAAACCTTCAAAAATCATTCTTTCATACCGCTTATCATCTCCTACTGGATAATCAAGTGGATTGAATTTAGAAGATTTTTCAAGATTGGCTTCTGTAAAAAAATTAAACTTAGCATCTATATCAAACATCCTTTATATGTTCCATTGTCAACGAATTTACGAAATTATCAATCAATTTATCTATTTCTCGATACTTTCTGACTTGCTTCCAATCTTCAATATCGACTTCCTTATGAATCCCCATTAATGCTCCAAATAAAGCTGCATTTGTATCCGTATCAAATCCTAAATTCACTACGTTACAAAGGTCTTCTTTTAAGGTAGAACTCTTTGTTCTCAATTTCAAATAATTATCTAAAATCAAGTTATATGTATTAATAACATCTCCTCGATTTTGATAACTATCAACCGAAAAATCGAACTTGATATTTTCTTGCGGTAAAGCTCTCAACAATTTTTCAAGTAAGCAACAATAATTGCCACCAAACTTAAAACAATTAGGATTATTATGAGTGAATAAGCTAAAAAAGTTGAATAAACTCATAGTCTCTGAAGCTACAAACTCCTTTTTCGTAGATCTATAAATTGCAACAGGAAGAGCGTAAAACATTGCACCATTTCCCATCGAATCTGTTCTCGGACAACCATTCCTCATAATAGAAGATGATGTTTGCGATCCTATATCAAATAACCCTTCTCCTGCATTGAAACCTTTATTATGATACCAATCCTTTAGATTATCTCTCATTTTATTAAAAACATCCATCATATTATTCGTCTTAACAGAAAGTGCATCTATAAGACATAACAGAATAGATGTATCGTCAGACCAAGTACCAATTGGTTGATTGTGATAACCTCCTTTTGAAAATCCAACGCAATTAAATTTGGTTGGATTTTGAAATTCAAAAGGAACTCCTAAAGTATCGCCAATTATATAAGCTCTGATACTATTCTTTATCTTTTCTATCGTTTTCATCCGTTTCCGAATTTAAGCTGTTTAAAATTAGTCTTACAGACTCTGTTTTTAACTTCTCTACTTCTTCTTTAGAAGGTTCACTAACAACTATTGATATTGATTCTCCATCTTCTTCCCATCTAGGATGTACTTTTTTCTTTGCCATAATTTTAATTTTTTAATTACTATTCTTTTGAATGCCTAAAGATACACCTTTTATTTCATTCGGACAACAATTATTAAACAATTTCGACAACAATAGAATTTGTTCCTCTTGCAAGTACTTTATACTTTAATCCAGCTTGAGCTAAATATTCACTTTCGACAATATTATCTACATTCATAACCGGATCTCCTTTCTTAGCTAACAAAGTTAAATGAAGATCTGATCCAAAATCAGTTTCATGTTTCATTCCAAACGATACAAAAGATTTATCTTCAATTACTTGACCTACTTTTGCATTAAGCCATGTACTAAGATTATCTCCATTCCCTCTAATTTCCAATCTTCTGTTTAATACCATATTTCGCTTCAGAGGATTTTGTTCAATAGCTTCTTTAATAAGACCTATTCTCGTTTTAGTACTCTCTATTTTTTCTTCTGAAAAGACCTTTGATTTTGGTGATTCTGTGAGAATATCTCTTATTGCCATATAACCTGAACTTGTATAATTTCTTATCGCTTTACGTTGATCGTCTGTCCATTTAGTTAATGCTTCTTTGGCGTCTTTTTGATATGTCTCGAAAAACTTTTTTTTATCTTCAAATGAATTATTCTTATTAATATACAAATAATCTTCTTTATTGTAATTATGATAAATCAATCCATTTACAACCGGAGCATATCCTTGTGTAATTAACATTGCGTTAATTGCTTTTTTATTTTTATCATTAGAAAGACCATATTGCTCTATTATTTCACCAAAATTATAATCATCGATAAAGCCAAATATCTTTGATTTTAAATCGGAAGTTTCAGAAGACAAATCCTTAGTAAGATATTTATCTGCATCAGATTTCATTTTATCAGCCTCTTCTTTAGTATAAAGATTAGATAATTGCGATCTCTTTTCATTCCAATCATAAAATTGACTTACTGTTTCAAATTTCTTACTTTCAGCAAAAGATAATTTCTCTTCTTTCTTTTCTGTTTTCGTAGATTGTTGTTTGTTCAACTCTTCTTTAATACGTTTCTTAAAATCAACCAATGATTCGTAAGGCTTCGATTCCAATTTAAATCCAGGAGAAGTTGCTTTATACTGATTATCGCCTTTCATTTTAATAACGACAGTCTTACCGTCTTGTTTAACGTAGGTTTGAGTGATTTTCTTAAACCCAGTCATATCACTTAATTTCTTATCAATTTCGCCGGTTATTTCTTGTTTTAACTTATCTAATTTATTATCTATAGATTCTTTCTCACTCTCTTTCTTTTTCTTAGATTCTTGCAGTTTCTCCTGAATTTTATCCAAAACATCTTGATCTAATTCAAGTTCACCTTTTTCTTGAGCTTCAAGAAGATTTTTATAAGCATCTTCTACAGTAAATTGTTTATTCGATTTATCGTTAGAATCTTGTTGCTCATTTCTTTTATTTAATTCTTCTTGAGCAACTTTCTTTAATTCGGAGTTGGCTTCAGGATCTTTTATAGCTGCTTTCAATTGTTCATCTGTTGCAGATGTAGCTTGTTTAGCCAAAATTTCTGTAGAAGATTGTTTTGAAGTTGATTCTTCTTCATTCTTCTTTCCTCCCTTAGCTTTTGGCTTCCAACCCTTTTCAGTCTTAATATATAATTTGCCGCCCCACGTCTTTTCTGTCCCAATAGGTGAACCTTTCTTCGCTTTTTCTATAATTTCCATAGATTTTGTAATCGTCTGATTATTATAAATAGCTTTAATTTTCTCCATAACAATATAAGATAGGAGGAGGATATCTCCTCCATTAATTAATGTAACTGTAAACGATATTTAGTTTGTTTCAATGTAGCAAGGAAATCTTCTGTCCAAGACTTTTCACCAACATAATCAGTATTATCGTCGATTTTACCATAGAACTTCTTGGTACGATCTATGATCAAATCAATCAAACCAATAGGATCATTGACTTCAATTTCTTCACCATTTACAGAGCCGTCTTCAAATCGACCAAATTCACTTTGACCTGCTTCCATGATCTTATCTTCGTAATCAGAAAGTTCCTCAATTAAATCATCAAGATAAACGTGTTTGGAATTATCTAACTCTCCCCAATGTACATTTTTTGATCTTGTTTTCGCACCTTCAAGAAAATTAGCATAATCAACGAAAACGTTATACATAGCATCTTTAGCTTTTTGAACACCATCGTCTAAAGACGGATCTCTATGAATCTCGTCGTGTATCTCGTCAATACCCCATGCTTTTTCAATCTCCTCGTTCTTAGTTTCAATCGAAGCAATATCTAATTTACCTGAATCTTTCATTTCATCAACCAATGACTTAAACATCTCTGCTTGATCTAAATCATTAAAATTGATTAATATATTGAAGCCTTGTACATCGTCTTCAACTTTCTGAGATTTTTCAATATTCTCAGTCTTCTGAAGACTATACATGCGAACATTACCTTTAAAATCCCAAGTTTGTTCACCATTTTCTTCTGTAGACAATGTTATAGAAAATTTCCTTCCTAAGTTAGATACCTTTTGTAACGTTCCTAAGAAATCAAATAATTTATCACCATTACCACCGTCATCATCGCTATAACCAAAACTTGCATTTCCGTATGTATATTTTTTAGGATTTTCAGCATCATCAACAACTCTCTCTACATACTCAACCTTTTTGAAAGTAATTGCCTTTTCGATACCATCTCCGTCAGGTTTCTTTGTCTCACCCTCAAGACTTTCCTTACAAATTGCATTCACGTCATTACAATCCATAGTTTTTTCAACCTCGTTCCATGATTCAGGTAATTCGTTTGTTGCACCAAGATCTTTTGCTCTGCGTTTCAAATAAGCAATTACATCTGATTTAGGAAGATCCGAATTACCAACCAACTTGATCGCGTTTTTTAGATCAGAACGATTGCGAACAGGAAAACGACCGCCTACCATAGCCTTTCCTTCTTTCTCAAGTTTTGCACGCTCTTTCTCAGAAATATAAGATTTTGCTATACAAGATAATTCAGGCTTATTGACTTCTTTTTCAATTTCCTCTTTATGTTTTTTACAAAAATCTTCAAAAATCTTTTCATTGATCTCACCTCGAGCAAATGCCTTTGTTATAATCTGAATAGGTCCTTCCGGACACTCTCTACCAAGAATCTTTTTGATATTTTCTTTCATATCAAAAATAAAATCGTAGTCATCTAACTCTGTTCTAGTATCAATCCAAGTACTTCCAACTTCTTCTTCACTATCAACGATAATTTGTATAGGCGATTCATCATCAACGTGACCTAAGAAATAGTGAATCTCATAATCTTTACCTTTTGCAACACCTGCTTCAATCAAAAGATCTTCGGGAATCTCAATACCCGTTTCCTCAAACAATTCTCTTGCGGCTGCTTCGAGAAAACTTTCTCCCGGATCAACATGACCACCAGGTATACACCATTGTTGTGTACTTGCTCCGTATTCACCAGCTCTTTGTAAAATCAAAAGTTTATCACCTCTAAACAATAATACGTCAGCATAACGTACCTTACCTGTCTTAGCCTTGATTATATCATTATAAACTGATTTTGAAATATTCCCTTTCTTTAATTCATTCTTTGCTGAATAGATGTTATAAATATCATTCAAAGTATCACTTATCTCTTTATCAGCAGATAATTTTGATAACGATTTAAAAATCTGTTCTCTTTTTCTTTGAACAATAGCAATATTTTTAGCATGTTCTTCTAAAAATTCATTATAACGTTTTTCTGCATCTACTCGCTCCTTCTCATCTAAAGTTGAAAAACTTTTAGCGATTGAACTTTTTTCAGCAAAAAGAGTTGATAAATCACTTATTTCGTTCGCAATCTCGAAAGATTTCTTCAACAAACTTCTATATTCAGCAACTTTCTCTGAATTAGATTGTAAATTAAATAATTTCTTAATATTCATAGCTATTCATATTTTGGCCTAAATATACGGATTAATTTTTACATCTTATACTTTTAATACAGATATTGTCTGCATAAAAACATCCACCATCAATATCTATATTATAAAAAAATCTATTTACAGTCTCCATTCGTTCAATTTGATCGATAACAACATCACCTTCTTTAGACCATAGTATTTGTCCTGATTTTAAGTCCTTTACTTGAGTATCAACTAAATATTTCTCACCTTGTCGTTTTACAAGTATAACTTGATCTCCTGAAATACGATCTAAAACTCCTTCTCTATCTTTATTGTGATAATAGATGTTGAACACTTTTTCATCAAATCTCGCTGTTCTTTGAAAAATACCTTTTACTTTAGAATAACCCAATGTAGACAATACAATGTCACCAATCTTGAGATCTCTGATAAATTTATCTCCTTCTAATGTTCGAATCTCAATAAAACTAGAATTAAATCCACCCTTCATGTTCGTGATTTGTTGTTACAATAATATCGTTATCTATAAGTAATGCATATTCAATAGGAAGATCGAGATTATAGATGCGACCTTCATAAAATTGCTCTCTATTATCCATAATCTCAAGTTTTTTTAAATAAAAACTTGTTTCCATACATTTTTCGACACGTTCAACATAACTGTCAATGGATTCATTTTCTTCAGCACCTGTCAAACATAAACAATTTGCTTTAACCAATACATTATCTTCTATTAATTGATCAAAAGTTTTTTCATCTATTATAGGTAAACAATCAGGATGAAAATAAGTACACGTCAAAAGGTTTTGATCTTTACAACAAATCAAATATTGATCGTCAGATAATGTAATAAAATTAACCGAACCATTATAATCGCTTGACGACAAACATCCTTTGACGTAAGTGATACTTCTATTAGGTAAATAAACTATACGAACATAATCTTCGTCTGTTACTTCGCTGATTTTGATCTTTGGAAAATTCATTTGTCCAAATTCATCTAATCTCAATACGGTTACTAATACATCTCCTCTATATCCTGTCATACTTCAAAAATTTTATCTCCTACATAAATCTTAACCTTACTTCTTCTTTCGATCTTTGGCTTGTAATCTTTAGGTGGTGCAAAAATCTGTCTTTCTTCATCCCACACATAACCTTTCGGTAAGTATCGTAATTGGCATCTACAAAACGGATGAATTCCTTGTAGTGTGGGTGCCCAATCTTTCGCTTTTCTTCCTATATTATCACCATTAGCTATCAAATCAACCAATTTGAACAATCTAGGTTTTGAACCTGAACCATTGGTAGTATAGAGTCTCAAACAGTGTTTACATGCGCCTGGAAAAACTTCTTTGTAAACCAAAGCATCTAACCCGTGTTCACTCATTATCGTTTCAGCAATACCGATTTGATAAATGCCTTGCATTTCTGTCTCGACTATTCTTCCCCAATCTCTGTTCCAATCATTAAGAGAATGTCCTATATTACTTATAATTGATTGAACTGATCTTCTTTTTAAAACACCTTCTGTAATTTCTTTCTTTATCGTTCCTAATTCAAGTTGTCTTTGTTGTTCAATCAATAGCTTTACATCTTCTTGAGAAATTGCATTAGAAAGTATATCTCTCATTCTTTGACCCATCGTCTTGATATAAGAATACGTTCTTGTTGCTGCAGCATTATAAACAGCCTTTTCTCTCGTAGAAAGTGCTTTAAATTGGTTTCTTTCTACAAACAATAAGAAGTCTCTATAATCAACTGATCTCAATTGAGCAGGAGTTAAAACGCCGGATAACCTACCAAAAAGAAATGATTGATAATAAGGTGGAATTTTTTTCAATTCTTTAGCCCAATCATAACCATTTCTTTTTAACAATTCCTTATCCTCAGGTTTTAATGCATCGCCACCTAATACATCAGCAACTATCCTAGCTAAACGATAATCAATGATGTCGAATAATCTTTGTATTTCTTCAGGAGTAAAAATCATTGTTTTGATATATTAAGCATTTCTTTTGTCAAGTCGGCCATCATATTGTTTGTTTGAGTAGAAAAAATAACTTGCGCTAAACCTTCATACCCACACTGAACCTTAGGATATCTTATAGGATCCTTTGTATGATATATTATATTAGATGTTTTAGCCATCTGCTTTACATCTATACCATTTATGTGTTTTATAGGAGGCATTACTTATACAAATTTTTTCTATAATAATCAATTGCCGGTCCCATTATAGGATCGTTTGAAAATGACTTGTATTTATCAAAAGGATTCTCTTCCATTTCTTCATCCATCGGAACACCTTCTTCCTCACTTTCTCCTGGAACAGAAGCTCCGTACATCTCTTGTTGTTGTTTTGTTGCCTGTGCCGTTTGATAAACCTGATTCAAAATAATGTCGTTCTCAGGATCAAACTCTCTACCTGAATATTTCTTAAAGATATCTTGCATAGCAACCATACCCATTTCTAATTTATCTTTATCGAGTTTCACTTGAGCTTCTTCGTCTTCTACTTCAATACCCGTAAAAACAAACTCGAAATCTTCGTTTAATTCACTTACAAGATATTCAGTGATAATATTCTGCAAAAAAATCAATAATGGTTTTAAACCCTTTTCTCTACTATGTTGCAAACGTTGTTTTTGGCCATCTTGTCCAAAAATTTGAGCTTGGTCTTTAAATTGAAAACCTAACTCTGTAGGATCCATTCGATAAACAGCACAACTAATAATAATCAAAAATTTCAACCACTCATTGAATTCCATATCTCTATTGTTCTTTTGCAGATCAATCCACTCAAGATCAATTCCGTTGATTACAGGAACCCTATGACTATTCTGAACACCTTTCATTGTTTGTGACCAGGCTTGTCTAAACTCGTTAAGTGTAGAATTTGAAATATTTGCATTTTTTACATTGATAAATCCTTTAGGTTGTGAACCTTGACTAAAGAAGTTACCATTATATTGCATGCCCCATAAAATCCAAGTTATTATCTCAACCAAAGTTTCGAGTTCAGATGTTCCATAACCATTTCTTCGAATGTTAGACGATTTATTTCGAATACCAAAACCTAATTCCCATGGATAATATAATATAGGTTCTTTTGTTATAGGATTTTTCAAAATCAATTCGTCCCACACCATACAATAGCGAGGAAGATATCCTTTATAACGATAATCTTCTAACGATTCTCTTTGTCTAGGATCAACGCTATCTAAGAAACGAATCATCGAAGCGTCTACAGCTCTGAATTTATTTAACTCCCAATTACGATTTCGTACAATTTCAAATGCAAGTTGATCGAGTGTAAGACTATCGAATGTTATCTTACGAACAAATGTTTGCAGATCATCAACGTTATCCCACTTTTCTGTCCATCCACCTCGTTCTAAAAACTTAACAATATTTTCTATCTTTTTCTTATCTTCTTCGCTTAATTCTTCTTCATCTCGATCTTTAAAAAGACCTTTCTTTCTACGAATCGTAAATCCTTCTTTTTGTTCATCTTCTGAGAAGTGAAGAAAATTTTGAATTTGCTCAATACGAGTATTGACGATAGCACGAATAATCCATAAATCACCCATCTTTCGAAGAGTTTCGAAAGACAAAATTCCCCTAGAATCTTTAAAACCCTTTCCGTTACCTGATAAATCGTTAGGATCAAAGAATACAGAGGTGATCTTACCTGAATTTGGATTCAATTCACCTAAATATAAATTCGCTTTCATCAACTCATTAGGATCATTTGAATTTAATGACGCTTGTAGTTTGCTTTGAAATGCATAAGGAATTGCTTTCTGCAACTTATTGAGATCGTCTAAAGAGAGATCAGTCAGGTTTTGAAAACCTGACTGTTGACTCTTATAATTAGTTTTTCTTTTTCTTCCCATCTTAACTCTTCTTTAGATGTTATACACCTGCTTGTGTTAAAGTAACTGTAATAGTTTTACCTCCTTCACTTGCAGCAACCTTCGCTTGTCCTGTTCTTTGAGAACCTGTGTTATTTGCAGCAATTACAGAATATTCAGAATCTCCTTTAGAAAAACCTTCTCCTGTAACAGTTGTAGTATAATTCACAGCAGAAGCTGGACCACTAATTTTACCATTTACTTTCTTTTGTTTCTTACTTGAAACGCTAAAAATTTTCGTTTCACCTGCTGCGATAAATGAAAGTGAATTAGGATCTACATCTAAAGTATATTCATAAGTTACAACAGCAGCAGCTTGTGTAAGAGTAATTTCAGCAGTCTTTCCACCTTCAACAGCAGAGATAGTCACCTTACCTGTTCTTTGTGATTCAGCAGTATTTTCAGCCGCTACAACTGTTGTATCATTACTACCTTTCGTAAATCCTGCTCCTGAAACAGTAGTCGTGTAACCTACATTAACAGGAGAACCTGAATTTTTACCATTTACCTTCTTCTGCTTTTCGGAAACCACATTAAATGACTTGGATTCACCCTTTGCAACGAAAACAATACTTGTGGGCGTAGGAAGCAAAGAATATTCGTATGTAATGACGGATGCTGCCTGTGTAAGGTCCACTGTCACACTCTTACCACCTTCATCCATAGTAATCGTGATTTTCCCAGTTCTCTGTGTATTACCTGGATTCTCTTCTGCTTTGATATTAAATCCATCTGAAATAGCACTATAAGAAAATCCTACACCAGCAACTTCAATATGTGTTCCAATATTCGTAGGATTTCCGGAAGGTTTTCCGTTTATTATAACTTGTTTTGTTGATGTAACAGTAATCTTTTTTGTTTCACCTGTATTTACAAACGAAAGTGAATTAGGATCTATTGTTAAGTTATATGTATAACTTACTGTAGAAGCTTCTTGTGTAAGATTGATAGTAATCTTCTTATTACTTTCATGTTGTGTTACAGTTAAAACACCGTTTCTTACAGAAGTAGTCGGATTTTCAGCAATAGTTACTGTACCACCTTTACTTACTGTGTAAGGAGATTTTGTTTCAAAGTCAACTTCCAACGGTGTTTGTACACCTGTCGGCTTTCCGTTTACATAAAGTTGCTTATAGGAAGTAACAACAGCCTCTATGCTGTCACCTTCCTTGGGAAACGCCATTGTCTTATCTTGCGGAATAAGAAAATAACGCATCTCTTCAACTATATCAACGAGAATCTGCTCCTTTCCTTCATATTCTTCAGGATAAGCAATGAGACGTAATATATTATTCATTGCCCATTCTTTAAATTGACCTATATTATAGGTGAGACCTGCTCGAATAACTATTCCGAGACTTTCAAAGTAATTCACATCTCCCACTGTATTCTCTGTAACAAATACATTCAACTGACTGTCGATACCGTCAGTAATAACAGTCAGTTGATGGAGATTATCTTTTGTTGTAAATAATAATCTATACATGATATTTATGCATTGTTAGCTGTAAGCTCGAATTTTTGTGTTTCGCCATTAGCAAAAACAACAACATTCAAATCCTCTTTTGCATCTAATCCAAGATCTTCAAGTGTAAACGCCATTGGATGATTAGAAAGAACTTTCGAAGCTAATGTCTTGCGATCACCTCTAATTACACCGTAACGTCCAGCAGATTCATTTAAATTGACGCTATTAGGGAAATATATTTCAACATCCTTCTTTGCTGGAATTGTAGTTGTAATATTGATTACACAAGCATCTTCGTCATTCCATTCAGCAGTTACAGCAACAATCTCATTTAAACCTTGAGGATCAAGTTGCAATTCTAATCTATTATTTTCTGCAAATGCAATTAATTCTTCGTGCATAACAGATTGACCGACAACCCAATTAAATCCTAATTTCTTCAACGCATCACTTCCTTCAATCTCGTCTTCTGTAGCATTTACATTGCCTGGAGCAACAATATTTCTCAGTTCTGTAATAAACACTCTTTTTTGATCGCAACTACCATCTGTTACAACAATCGCATCAATTTTCTTATCTGTATCAATAAATCTATATAGTCTCATGTTCTTTTTCTTTTAATTGTTTATAGTTGTTATTTTTTGTTAAATCCAATCAATTTACTCCGATCTCTAGGATCATCACTTCCGATTTTTTGACCACTTGCAACGCGTTGTTCGTGCTCTTTTCGAAGTTGCTCTCCTATTTTACGAGCTTCTTCAATCTCTCTAGCGAATTTATTTTTCTTTGGTTGCTTTTCTGAATATGTATATTTTTTATCACCGAATTCTTTGAGAAGCTCATAATATTTTTCATTCCCCTTTTTATTGACATCTCCGGAATTTTTAAGATATCCCTCCTTAGCAAGTTTAGGAGAAGTTCCTCTTTTCATTCTTGCGGCATATAAATCTCTGAAAAGACGATATCTTTCAAATTTATCTTTGTCGTGAGTAACAGTAACTGATTCACCATCTTCATCCAACTCTTCTTTTTCAGACTCCTTCTTACCTTCATCTTTCTTCGTCGAAGAACCTTTGGCTTTTAATCTCCAACCTTTTTCGGTTTTAACGTAAAGTTTGCCGCCATAAGTCTTTTCTGTTCCGATAGGAAGAGCTTTTGCTTTTTCAATTGCATCTTCGTCAGCACAATTGATACCAGCGATTCCTTTCAATATATTCAAAGAAGTCTCTTTAAACTTACGACACATTTTATCGTTAATAGATTTGAAGATACCATCAGGTATTTCTACTTCTTCAGTTTGATTTTCTCTATAATAAACAGTTCTTTTGACTAAATCGTTACCAACAATAATAGCAGGTGTTAATGATGCAAAATCGGCTGCAGCACACGATTTCTCAAATTCGTCAATTTCATTCTTTTCAGACTTTTCTAAGAGATCCTTACAAAAGGCATTTACAGTTTCTGCAGAAAATACCTCGTAATTATGCTTTTCAACAAAAGCATTGAATTCATCTTGCGTATATTCCAATGGAGTATTTTTAATCATAACTTTTTAATTTGAATTAATTCATTGCCTAAAAGTATAAATAAATTTCATTATCTCCAAAAAGTTTCTTATTTATTTTTATTTTCTCCTTGATCCTCTGAGTTGATCTTTTCTCATTTTACCTAAATCTATGCCCGTAGACTCTTTTAAAGCATCGTAAGAAACTACTACCCAACCATCTTTATAGGGGTAACATAAATTGTTACACATCTCTTTTCTTGTTGGCTTTTCTTCTCTAAAAAACTTCAAAGGGAACTCGGATTCTAATCTCTTCTTTGCTTGTGATTTTGTATCACCCATCAATTCAGCTAAAGCCTCTCTTCTTTCAACCATAGATGTTTTTACAGAAAACAACTGCATGACATCTAATCCTTCGAATAAACCTTCAAATATATCAGGATTTTTAATCTCCATTGGAAAAATCGAATTCTTTTTCATATTCTTAAATTTTAAATTGCATTATTATATATTTCAGGTAGTACAAAATCTTCTTCACAATCTATTTCGTAACACTTAATTCTTTCTTTAGACTTGATCTTTATACATTTTTCTTTTTCAAAAACTTCCATCACTTTCTTTAACTCTCTTTTTCTAGGGATATCGAGTGTATATGTCATTGAATAGGGATGCTTTCTGAAAAACTTCTCGCTTTGCATTGCTCTTCTAAAACATCTCTTTCCAAACAAGCGTTTAAACTTGTTTATTACATTAACAACTTCAGCTCTTGTCAATCCAAACTTTTCAGCTATACTATCGATTTTTTGGTAGAAAATACTCTTGATTTTTAACAACATTTCATTCTCTGAACATCTACAATCATAAACACCTCTTACAGCATCGACATAATTGAATATCATTTGATCTAAAATCGTCCAAGTAACCTTGCTTCCGTCTTGTAAATAGAAGGTCTTTTTCATGTATAGAGGAATTCTTGTGTAAAAATATGCATTATGAATATTATCCATTCGTTTATTGATAATAATATATTCTTTCTCCTTATTGTAAGAGAAATATCCTTTCAGTTTAAGTCTTAAAAGAGATCTTCTAATAACTTCCTGACTATAATTAAGATTGGAGCTTATATATTCGATTAATTGAGTCTCACTTGAAACGAGAATATATTTTTTATTTTTAACTATCAAACCTTTTTCAGTTCGAGTAAACATTGCTATTTTGGTTAATTCTGCAAAGACAAATTTGTCTTTATATGATATATTTATTGTTTTCATTTTATCCTTTCTCTTAAATTTGATGTAAAGATAGACTTTATCTCTTTCAATTGCAAAAATAAAAAAAAGAAAGATACGCTTATCTTTCTTTTAAAATTTTAAGAAAAAAAATAAATATGAAAAATTTAAACATATCTTAAGTCAACAACTATCTTCACAGACCGTTTCTGTTTGACATTGTAAAGATACGACCTTTCTATTAATCTAACGCAAATTAGGGTCTCAACTTTGATTATATTTTTCTTTTCATCTGATTATCAGCATTTTATCGACTTTTGATTATATAATATATTATACATTGTATAATGAGCTTTCTTTCTCTCTTTATATTCCTAATTTTCATAATAACAATAATAATGATATCATTAAACTTCAGTTTAATTACTTACTTAATCAAAAGTCGATAACTGTCTGATTATCAGTATATGTTTTTGATATAAATTTAATGTATTTGGACAACTTGTTTAATCGTATTTTTGTTTATCTTTATGATCGTAATTTAAAATTGATGTATTATGAAAATTATTTACAATTCAAAATTGGCACGACTTTTGTTGCCAAATTTCAAAATGATCCTAATTACGTTTATCTTATTATGTAAAAAGGACAAAAGTTATTATGACGAAGAAGATCTTGAACATGAACGTACTCACGCTTATCAATGGACAACTTTATGTCTATCTAGTTTGATTATGTTCTATATTTTAGGATTAATGTTCGACAATTATTGGCTGATGTTGATCTCACCTTTTACTTTTTATATTTGGTACCTAATCGATTGGTTCTTTAGATTTGTTTACAGGTTCGTTAAAAATCCTCCTTCTTTTAAATTGGGGTTTAAGAACTACTTTAAAGCTGTAGGTGAGATAAATCACGAAGCATATCGTGCAATCGTATTTGAAAAAGAGGCTTATGCAGTTGAAAAAGGGATGACGTCTTACGCATTATTTTCATTCCTTCTTTATTATTGATAACCCTTTATTAGATTTGTATAAAAATAAAAACTATCTTTAACATGTTTTATCAACAACGGGTTAATGGATAATTTTCTTTACGTGTGATTAAGTATTTGCCATAGAAGGCCGATAACTTGTGAAAGCTGTCGGCCTCTTTATTTACACTTATTTTAAGTCTGAATTATAAACGAAACATATTTCAACTGTATTACCCATAACAGAAAATACCATAACACAAGGATATTCTAAAGGTCGATTAAATTCACCATTAATGTCTGTTATTCCGTAAGTTTTCCAAATATCCTTTTGAATATCAAAGTCTTTAGGATCGTTCAATGAGATCTTAGTCATAATTCGCTAATTTTTAGCTCTGCATATTTTTCCATTGCTCTGATAATAGCTTGGAATGTTTCTTCATAAAGTTCTACTTTATGGTCAGGAAGTTCCTTTAATTCATTTTTAAGAATTTCTTCAGCATCGTAATTCATAATCATTCGTTTTTAAAATTTTCACTATTTCCTAAACAATGTAACATAATTGCTGTAACAAAAGGTGTAAAGCAAATTGTAGCAAAAGTCCAAAAGAATTGATTTCTCTGTAATCTCCCGGCATATTTAACACACATACCACAAAACGTCACATAAATTGCGCCATATATAAGCGAAGTAAAATAAGATATTAAAAGTACCGTTTCTTCCATAATTATTCAGTTCTATACATTGACAATAATTCTATCTCTAATTCTCTCGATCCTGTCATTTTAGCCAATTCTTTTAAAGCGTGTCTATAATGACAGGATGTACTAGTTAATGAATCGTTATGATAATCCTTATTCCATTCAGTTGTTTCATAAGGAATGTTCACAATAGTATCTTCAGTATTAGAAGGAGTCTCTTTATAACAACTCACTTTCGGTCGCCACTGACATAAGAAATTATCTACTTGTAACATGATTTATTCATTAAAATAGTCGGTCAATAAATTAGCTAACTTCTTAGACTCTTGATTTTGAACAAATACTCTTGTAATAGAAACATCTCCTTCATCATCTACACGATAACTAATTGATGCTGAACTATTTTCAACAGTTGACGAAATTTCTTGTCCGTAAAATTGAGAAGCAATTTCTTTTTGAATTTCTATTGCCAAAGCAACGATATCTACGCATTGTTCACATGATAAGGTCATAATTACATTCCTCCGTAAATTACTTCAGGGTTACACAATGTACAAAGAATACTGCATATTGCAAATACAATTGATCCAAAGATCAAATAGTTTATCACTTTTCTTTCTGTTGCTGTCATACTCGTTGATTTTTAATTAAACATTCGTATGCTTCATTAGCACTGTTGTAAACTCTAGTCCACTTCTTAGATAAGACCATCAATTTTCCATTGAAAAGATAAGTTACTTTATAACCCATCTTTTCAAGTCTTTTAACCACATCATCTCTTCTCATAATACTGATAATTAATATAATTAGTTATTTTTGGTTTTTCCACATCTTATAATCGGTTGTAAACTCAAAGCACATAAAGCCACCATACACCTTAGCTACATTAGACGGAGTAAAAGGACATTCTTTAATTGCTTTATATCTCGTTTCTACTTGTGCAAAATACGTCTTCATAATACTGTAAATTTATATGTTAAACTTCGTTTTATCGAAGATTCGGTCTATCAACGACCGAATCTATTGAAATCATTTAATACTCTGTTGTTCCTTTTGGATGCCTAAAGATACACCTATTAATAAAACGGACCAACAGATACTAAAAGTTTATCTCTCATTTTAATATTTATTAAGAAAGCCGATCTATTCATCACGAACAAACCGGCTCAAACAACAATTTAAATATTATTATAATAATAAAGGAAATTACTTAGTTTGCAGTGGATCTAAAAGAGCAACTATATCAATATCATTAAGAAGTTCAATAAGACGCTGCCAAGGTAGAATTAAAATAGAACCATCACAAATGACGCGATATTTATCGGTCAAAAAAGCCATTGATCTAGAATGCTTAATAGGATGTATCTTATCAGAATCGAATTTTGCAATCAATTTCTTCATTCCTGCGTTAGATATATTAACTCTCGTAATGAGAACAACTATATCTTTAGCAGGAAATTGAAGTTCTTCTTCATATAAAGTTTTCAATTCTTCATCAATAATATTCGTGTCACTAAGAAGTATTAGCTTATTAGAGTCACAAAGAAAATCTATATATTTTGATTTTCCTCTTGTATAAGAAAATTGTTCCATACTTCACTGTTTAAAATTTCACTTAACTCATTGCTGTCGTAAAGATAGGAAGGAATCTCTTCATCTCCCAATACAGGTGCGACAAAATCTTCGTGCAACAGGATCATTGTTCCATCAACACTTCTTCTTGCGTGGATGGGCGGAACAATCCCATGTTCCATACACCATTCTATTGTTACTATAATGTATCTCATTTTATTATCAAATTTTCAAGTACATAATTAATTAAATCCTGCTCGGTGAACCCGTCAGTTTCCTTGGTGGGGACGGAATCGAACCCGAAGGAGTTGTAGAAAGCCAGGTTTGCAAAATAACCCAAATTATTATATGTAGAAAAGAAGGATGGTTTTCCAGTTCTTTCACTGTTAGCACTACTATTTATTATTGTTATAATTGTTTTCTTTCCAAGAAGATTATCTGCAATAGTAGTTTCATTTAATACTCCATCAATATATGTTTTTCCATCAACATTACGAGCATTATAGGCTATTGTGTTAGCTTCAGTAAAAATTGAAAAATAACTAGATTGTATTTTATCATATCCAACTTTTCTTTGGTCATATAGAATTTGGGATAGCCTAAAATTATTACAAGTATAGAACAACACCTTCACCCCTTGTTGCAAGTTCTGCACCTGTCCGTAATCATCCACTCCGTCTGTCACTAGGGCGTTGGGATATTTAGGCAGGAACTCTATTGTTACATCCATATCTCCTGCACTTCCTGTAACTCCTATGGCATTGTATAATGATGTAGTTCCTTCGGGATAGGTTAATGTCACCTCATGTTCCCCGTTGTCAAAAGTATAAAATCCGCCATTTCTGTTTTCCAAACTAACTTGTCTGCCATCAGAAAGACCTGTAACCTTAAACTTATGCGTTGGGTTAGAGTTTGCCGGAACTATGTTTACCATGCTATCCGTAGTGGATAGTTTTTTAGTAATATGAATAATTCTGTTATCCGTAACAGTAACATTTGCTCTATCGGGTAGAATATTAGTGCTAGCAATATCATACCCTCCCACACCGCTCATTGCCGCGAACATGAAATTGTTAAGTTTCAGAGGTCTGTTGTTTCCGCTATGGTCTTGCAGGTATGGATTGGTTTTTAGTATTTCGTTTGTGGGAACGGATTGTCCTAATGGGAGTTGGGTGATGGTGATGTTACAAGCACCGACAATATTGCCGTTTCTGAATGACAAATTACCGTTTACAGTTTTTAATGGCGGAATATCATATATTCCGTCTTGTGTGATATTAACTAATTTTACATTAGCACTATATCCCCAGTATAATTCCTGCCCGTCAACTATACCTTTCACTTCCACTTTCATTCCTGGGAAATTTTTTGTTTGGTCAGGAATGTAGCATTTTACTGTATCGTTCAGTGTAGCAAATCTAGTTATGACAAATGAGGTGCTTGTTATAATTACATCAGCATTTACAAATGGATGTGATCTCCAGTCATTAAAGTTTTGGCTGTATGTATCCACAGGCTTTGACATATCATACCAAAACACCATGTGTTCTTTCACCCATTTCGCATAATCAGGCGGAAGCGGTCCACCGCTTCCTGCCCTTCGTCTGAAAATAGTTCCGATTCCAATCATAGATCAATAACCAATATTAAATTGTGCTGTAGTACCGTCTTTAAACACTTTATCAACCAAATAAGGTAGAGGATAACCGAGAGAAGCATTAACTTCAACTTCAGAAATAACATAATCTTCAAGTGAAGATGCTTGTACGAAGTGAACTTTGATAACGCCACTAGTAAGAGGAATTATTAAAAACGGTTCATTTTCATTATCACTCGAAGTGAACTTTGATAACGCCACGTCTTCTTGTGGTGTACCTATTGTTATTGCTCTTGATATACTGACAATTGAAACGTCTCCTTGTCTATTAGCTATACATTGTCTTGTTGGATACATAATATTTCTTATTTAGAGTTCTCGAATTTTGTTGTAAAGATACTAATTAAATTTAAGAACCGTATATTTCATTTAGTTCATTATTTTCTTTTTTAATGACTTCTCTTAACTTTTCAGCACCTTCATAGTCTTCAGTCTTAATACATTCTGCATATATTGCTTTAAGCATTTCGATATGTCTTATACGCAATCTCATATCCATACTAGATTGTAGATCTGTTTGAGTTCCAATTTCGTCATATAGATCTGAAATGCTCTTTAAAACGTCTTGAATGCTTCCGTGGATTTTAAAGATAATTAAACACGCAACTATTACGCTTACCAATATCATGCCGATCAATAGAGTTATCAGGTTAATCATAATCTAATCATTTTTAATGTTGTTTTTAAACTTTGATAGTCATTTTCTGTAAGTGACCATATACGAACAATATCACAGTCAACAACGCACATGAGATTCTTCGCAACACACCATTTTTCTATAGACTTAATCTCTTCTTTAGATAGATGATATAATTCTACATCCATCGATATTTGTATTTCTTTCTTCATAACTGTTTTCTTTAATAGGATTACTGTTTGAACCAAAAATCATTGAAATGATTATAAACGCAATTATAACAATAACGATCAATTTAAATCTAAACCAAAGATGTTTCATAATATAAACTATTTCTCAAATTTGACCTATAAAAATGATAGCAATTAATGATATAATTAGAATGAGACTGATCAAAAGATTTTCATTTAAACTAAATTTTGAAAAATTTTTTACAAACTTTGCAAGTGCAATTATCCATAAGTAAAGCACAGAAATAAGTACAGCAATAAATGCTTTAGCGTATACTATTGATTCCATTAGTTCTTATATCTATTCTCTTTTACAAACTGTTTTAAACCTTCAATTAACTCATCCCGCTCTTTAACATATACGGAAAGTGTTTCTTGTACATCTTCAATTGCTTCAGATTCAAATAGACAAGCAATCATACTAGAAAGATGAATAAGTCTACTACAAAACTCTTTATAACGATTCAAAATACCTGCTCTACGAGCCATTCGTGATATAGGTGGAAGAATAATCCCTTGATCTCTGAAGTATTGAGGATTGTCGCGTTCAATATTTTTCAATCTTCGAGCCTGTTCTATGTACTCGTGTTTGAGTTTTCTTTGCATAGCAGCACGTTCCTCTTTATGTTCTTTGTTATAAAGAGCTCTACACGATTTACATCTCGATACCAAATAAGGTCTATTTTCACTATTATTTCTTCGATAAAACTCAGTACGCGGCAGAAATCTACCGCAACCACTGCAGTACTTTAGTTGATCATCTTTTATCATATTCTGTACCTTTAATATATTTCAAATAAACTCTACGAACATTTGTATAAGTGCAATTAAGCAATGACTTAATTTTATAGTGAGTCCAAGTCGGATGCTCGATCATCATATTGTAAATTGCAAGTGACTGAGGTCCGTTAGGAATATCGCTTTCAGTGCGTTTTTTACGTTCAATAGATTTTTTAGGATAGAGAACGATTGAGTGTAAAGCATTGTCAAAACAATAGAAATTGGTCTTAAACTTCTTGCTGTCTTTATATTCTTGAACAGCGGCTTTATAACTCTCTTTAGAGAAATTGATCGAAATCTTTGTAGAATCTTCTTTAGTCTCAATAGCAATTGTACCGTTATACTTTTCTACGAATTCGTAGAAAGAAGGTTCTTCTGTAATCATAGGATTGATCTCGATTGATTTAGTAGGCTCTTCAACCTCAACAACCGGTTCTTCGGCTTTAGGTTGCAATTCGTTTTGAACTTCTTCGATCTTCTTCACAAGATCAACTTTTTGATACGTCTTAGCATTTTTGATACCAAGTTCTTTAGCATAAGATCTAAGATCAACTACTTTCATGTTCTGCAATTCTTCTGATGTTTTCATATCGCTTTAAATTTAAATTGTTGTTGAATTATTTTAACGCTGTAAAGATACTACTTTGTTATGTCACGTGCAACACTTTTGCGGAATTTATTTTTGATTAAAATTCAAATAACACTTTCTTAGTTTTATAATCTAAGCCATAATAGCTTACTTCTTTATTGTAAGCATTGATTCCTCTTTTGTGTATTTCTAAAAGTTTCATATTCTTCTATATTGCGCAGGGCTTTCGCCCTGCTGGTTAATTATTTAATATCGTAATCTCTTTGTTGCCATGATCGTATATTTAAGCGTTAATACCAATTGCGTTTCTCATAAAGTCACTTGCTTGCTCTACTGACATATCTAGTTTATTTTGAATCAGTAGAAGCATACAGCTAACCTGTTCTTTAGTATCTAAGTTACCTTGTGCAAACTCTGACATGATGAACTTCTCTATTGTTCTTTGTTTAATTACTGATATTGCCATAATCATATATCTTTTAATTGTTATTACTTATTTACTTTTCTACAAACATCTTCAACTTTAACGTGCAATATTTTCCAAGTACCTATTGCCAAATCAAGTGTTCCATTAGGATTGATTTTCTCAATCGTAAACTTTTTCACTGGATAAAAATTGTAGGTTACCATACGTCCTAATTTTGCGTTAAACTTTTTCATTGTCTTTATTTTTAATCGTTAATACTCTTGTTGTTCCTTTTGGATGCCTAAAGATACACTTTTGTGACATGTGTAGCAACACATTCATCAACTTTATGGTCTAAATTAAGATCTATTAATATTTGACCACAAGTTTAAACACATTTTAATCATTGAGATATAGGAATACAAAGAGATCGTAGCGAAACTTGAATTAAACAAGAATCAACTACGATCTCAACCTGAAAACAAATGATAGATAAAGAAGCCTAACTATTGAGTTCCAATGTAAATTCTGCTTTTATTTCATCAATGCCTGTTTTAATGTTTGCATACGCACGAGCATTGTTCTCACCTGTAGGTGAATAAATTTCATTTTCAATGATTTCAACAAACTTTTTGATCCATTCCATTTTCATGTAGTCACTTAATCTTCGTCCTCTCAACACAAAATTACTATATTCAATACTACGATTTTTGAAAATCGCTCCTACACGTGTTTCGATCTTCTTACGAGTAGCTTCTCGGTCATCGATATTGTTTTCGGCACGTACAGTTTTAACAAGCCGACACAATTTTTCGCAATCGAGATCAAAAAAGTTACTACATATTGAACTTATCTGCATTTGTGAAATCGGTCTTAGTCCTTCGTTAATGTCAGCTAAGACGCTGTTTTGTTGTTTAGTCTCATTAAGTAGAGTCTGCATTGTTTCTTCTTGTCGAGTAACAATACCTTCGATCAAATGTCTAAACCACTTAAAAACGAAAAACCACATCATTCCTGTTATTATAAGGAATAGAGCACATATCATAATTGTGATGCCATAATTACTGACACCTTCTGCAGTTTCAAGTACTGCCTTTGTTCCAGTAGGTAAATCCATGTTATACTATATTTTATGTTAGATCATCCTTTGAAATAAGTTATTTTGTCCCACGTTCCCATATCGTAAACGTCAAAGTGTAACCAAGTGACATCTCTCTCAAGACGAATAGGATAAGGGAGTTTATGTTTATTGAGATCAATCAACTTTCGTGCTTCTTCAGCACTCATACCGACAACAGTAATATCGAACGCATTTCCTGTACAATGAGCACTCATATAGACTTTTTCGAGTCTTGTCTTTTCTTTAGGGATTTGACAGAGATTACAACGCAGTCCTCTTTGAGTATAATTCCCTGATGGCGATTTCCAGTTATTAATTATAAACGGTTTCTTAATAATATCACGTCTCAAAACGAGTAAGGTCTCCAATGCTTGTGTAGAGAAGAATGACCATATCTGTGTTTCGTTATATTTATTCATAACGTGTTTACAGACAAGTTCTTCGAGTTTGAAAAACTTTTTAATCTCACTTATAAGTTCAACTCTATTCATCATAATTGTTTTTGGTTTAATAAAGAAGAGTTCGCTAACATTTTACTGCCAACGAACTCTCTTCAACTTTTACTAATAATTTATATAACTTCTACTCTGTAAAAGTACTCAATTCAATTTAGTTATGAATAGAAAAAGGTTCTCATCCTTCTTTAATTTCTTCTACTTTTGGTTCAAATGACGTTTTCTTCCATTGATCAATAAAGTGTTCGATCAATCTCCTGCCTTCAATTGCGACTTTTTCGAGTCGTTCATCCGGTTCCATAAACTCTTCTGCCATTACAGATGCGATACGTTTGACCTTACCAACATATTCAATAAGATCTTCTTTTTTATCCAATTCATCTACAGACTTCTTTGTAATGATATTGAAAGCAATCGCTTCGACAACTTGTTTATACTTATTGACACTAGAAACAGCTTTTTGTGCCTGTTGAACGTAATCGTTGACAGATTGTGCATTTTGAAAATCTTCTTCAGACCAACCTTCAAGTTTACGTGCTGCCTGATAAATTGTTCTCAACTCCTGCATATTCAATGCAATACCTGCCTGTGCGACTTCTAAGCAAAATAACGAAAAACGTACATCGTTTGTTGTTTGATTGTTGTTCATAATTTTATCCAATAAATTCTTTATAATCTACGTCATTAATATCTTTGATCTTCCAACACTTATTTTGATTCTCGTCTAACGAGACGACGAATCGACATTTTAGAACAAGAGATTCGACTAAAATCTCTTCATCTACTTTACCCTCCCATGATCGTGAAGGTGTACAGACTGTGTAATATGTTCCAATGTCAAAAAGTGCTACTTTAGGACATTTAGTCTGTAGCACTTTTTCTAATTCACTCAAAACTTCTGTCGTCATTCGTTTTTAGAGTTCAAATCAACGAATTCAGTGACCTCACCTTGTTTGTTGACAATAAGAAGTTTGTTACGATCCTTACTCAAGAAAACATAACGGTCCTCGTCAACAAGAACAGCGAAATCGAATTCTTCACCTTTATATCGATACTTAACCTCAGTCGTCATCTTAGCATCATCAGAATTCTTTTTATCCCATTTTGATTTATAGACAATTGATTTAAGTTCTTCATCTAATAAATGTACAGTGAAAAGAATTTTCGGATAACTTTCAGGCACAATTGAAATACTTCCGTCTTCTTCAATTGAAAGTCCAAAATTAATAGATGAATTTTCGAGATGTGAAATTGTTTCTTTGATAAGTCCTTCATCATCTCCTAATTTAAACGATACTCCATCTTCTAATGCTTCAACGAGTTCTTTAAGATCATTCGGTTTCAACCAACTTTCAACTAACATATCGAAGTACAATATTCCCATAGACTCGATTTGATCTAGAGACGATTCACTTTCAACGTTAATTTTGATTGCCTTTTGACCGTTCTTAGTACGAGATGCTGTTAGATGAAATGCGAAACCACATTCTTCTAGAAGCGTAATTGTTTTAGAAACAGCATCATCAACAACAACTTCATCATTCTTTTCAATAAATTGATTGAAATCAATCACAAGCTCCTCGTTTGCGAGAATTTTTTTTAACTCTCTTCCAATTTTCTCTTTTGCTTTCATTGTTTTTAACTGTTTAATTTAATATTCAATAGAGGAAAGAAGAACGATTCGTCTGTGTGATATAATTAAAAGTATAACATGGATTAATAATAAATTGTTTATCAAACTCTTTCGTTCTTCTTTCAGTGCTGTAAAGATACTACTTTGTTATCTTACGAGCAACATCATCATCGCTCTTGGTCCTCTTTTCGATTGAATTGTAGATATTGAAAATTGTATCTACAGTATTAAGTTCTATAATTTCCGATTTATCTTTCGCTATATATAAGTTATCAGTCAGTTGGATATACAACATTCCTTTATAATTAAAAACTTGTTTACGAACTATTTGTTTGTATTTCTGTGAAAGATCTGTACAACGAAAACTCTCACCAACAACATCGTAAATACAAAGAACTGTTTTTACGTCATTGTTATTATTAATATAAAAAAGTCTTTTTTGATCTTTTGATACAAAGATATTGTTACAACGATCGCTCGGTGTCACTTCTTCATCTTCAAAAAGAAATGCTGAATATACAATCACCTTAAAATTCTTTCCGTCATTAAACCAATTATAAATATATTGCCAGCGATACATTTTCTTCAGATCCATAATAAAATCGATCAACGGAATTGTAGGATAGGGATACGCTAGATTTACATCTTCTTTTACCGATTTATCTGATATAAAAACATTACCGGTAACGCGTTTACTTTCTGTTAAATTCATGTTCGAAATCACGTTCTCACAATCAAATTCAACAGCAATTTCGTCTAATGTTATATTTAAACTTCTGAAACTTTCACACATCGGCATATCTATACAAAATCCACTGTAATACTTGTTCATCCAAGATTCCTTTGTAATAATTTCAGTGTCTTCTATACTTAGAAAGTCTTTTGCAATTTCTATAGGTTTTGGTCTCATACACTTTTTCGAATCATAAAAGACCTTTGCCCCTGTAATCCAATTGATCGCTTCTACAATTGATATATCAATTGGACCGTCTACTTGAATAACAATATTTCTCCACTTCTCATTGAATTCTTCTTTTGTCATAGCTTAGGATAATTTAAATGTTTCTATTCTGTTTACAATCTTCGACAACTTATAATCAAATGCGTCAAGAATAATCTCCTTGTTAGTTTCGACCTCTATTCTCTTTAGCAACACAGTTCCATCACGTTCGTTCTTTGATACTGAATAAGTATACTCATCAGTGTTTCTATAAACACTATGACCTGATACGCCAATTGATGCATATTGTTCACTTATTTCTAATTTATCTTTAGAGATCACAATGTGTACGTAATCGTTAATCTTTTCTTTAATCTTTTCCATTGTTTCGGGATTTATTAGTTCAATATGTTCGTCTCTCATAATTTCTAGGAACTTGTTCAACTTCTCTTCGTCATTGAACTTTATCTGTAAAACGGTAATGTTATCCTCACCGTCCACTCTTCTTTTGATGTATCTTTGTGAATGGTCATATTGATACATTGCTTTATATAGAGAAGCCATTCGTTCATTAGAACAGACTTTAATAAGTTCTGTGTAATTTATATAAATCTTTCGTTCCATTGTTACTTTATTTTTATCGTTAAACTATTCTCATTTGCATAAGCGACCGCTTTCTCTAGATCATCAAATCGTTGTGATGAACTGTTGTAATACATTCCTGTACGTATATTGATTAGGTTTACTTGATAACAAGTTCTACCGTACATTCTAACTCGTACTATTTCTGCGATATCTTTCATGTCCTAAAGGTACTAAATTATTAGAAGGAGTGGAACTTAATGTTCCACTCAATCATTGTTATTAGAGACTTAATATGAAATTATAAACTTCTGCAAGACCATCGTAGTCTAATGATTGTAAATCTTCAAAAATCTTTTCTTCACAATATTCACGTTCATCATCTTCATCGTCTAAGATAGAACGATATTCGTTACCGTTGATCTTTTCGTATACCTTTTTAAGTTGTTCAAAATCAAGTTCGCTTATTCTATCAGCTACTTCATCGTATAGATCCGAGTAACAACTTTCGAGATCAAAATCACATCCGACTGGATATTCATTCTCGTTATTTGATTCGAACAATTCGCAATCTTTGTAAAAGTACTCTTTTCCTTGTTCATCTACTAAAATTGTAGGATTTACTTGTTTAACTGTCAGTTCAACTCTTCTGCGATTTGAGTAAAACATCACTTCAATTTTGTCATTTGTTGTCATAGTTGTTAAAATTTTAATTGTTAATACTAATGTGTCTCATTTCTTTCGACGCTGTAAAGATACACCTTTTTGATACACTGGACAACAATTTCGACCATAAATTTCTAAAATATTTTTATGTGCTACATTATTATTTTTCCATTTATATTGATCTTTCTATATCCCAGTAAATTAGTCGATACACTGCCTAGACATTAATCTCGCTGCACAAAACACCAATATTTGCTGTCCAAATTCGATTTCCATTTATATTGAAAATAAAATAGGATCAAACAGTCTCACGACTCCTTGATCCTTCTATAGAATAATTAAACTAACTAAACAGAACACTTATGGTTGCCATGTAATTGAGTCAATACTTACCGGAATGTAATCCGGATATTCTTTCTCTAGTCTTTCGAAAATCATTGCTTCTTCTTTATCGCTTAGAGGGAGTTTTGTTATTTCTACGTCATTCAATGGAACGTGCATTTGTACTTTTACTCCTTCTTTTTGTTCAAATGTTGCTAATATAACTATCATATTCACCTCCTTTCTTCTTTTATTGGTAGTTAAACTTTGTTTTAATTCACTATTTGATAAATATTGCGTTCATTTATTATCTTATATGTTGTTTCTTTAATTAAACTCATTTAAACGAATGGACCTATTCTCACGAACCGGTCCAGTTCTAATAATTAAATTAACTATATGACAACATTCAAATTCTTTTCATTTGTTTTAGTCTCTGTAGCAATTCTTTCTTCTTTTCTTGTCCCACTTTTTCTTCAATCACCTGAGCATCAGTTATTTCTATAGGATTCATTTCGTGTAGGAATGTTGAATTTGCTACTTGAAGTTCGCCCCAATCGTATGCTTTGATCATGTCTCCGGGCAACTGTATCTTTTCCTGTCCTAATATGTTCTTATTGAATCCGTTGAAATCCTTGTACCAACTTGTTGCCAATTGATGTATCAATATCTCAGGCCTGATGCCTGACTTAGCCGCTACCAATCCTATAATTATGCTATTTATAGGGATTTCTCGCATGATTCTTGTTACATTCTCTCCTCCGTGTATAGTTGCATTTATATCTATTTTTCCATCAACAGTCAACTTGAGTTCATTACCTTTTACTTCTTTTCTTGCTTGTTCGAGTAAGTTACGGACTTCTCGTGACATATTCAGAGCTTTTGTCTCTTGGTCGTTATTGATATAGTATTCGTATTTTAAGTAGAGATCTGTCAACATATCATTTATGATCTCTAATCGTCCGGATTCTGTTGCGACTTTATATTTATCACTCTTTAACAGATATTTAGCTTGTCTTGATTCGATTACGTTCTTGTTCTCATTATAGAATTTCGTCAACTCATCATCGTTGAGGTCGTAACCTTCTTTTGACTTAATTATCTTTTTTACATCCTTAGCTGAATACATTGAACCAAATAGGTCAATTAACTGAGGAGTCAACTTTGCTAACGCTTTACTTCTGTCGTTATAGAGATCAAACGTATTATAATATCTTTGTTTTGCATGATTATATTCTGCGATCAAAGGAAGTATTATTTCTTTCCTAATTTCCTGAGCATCAGCAATATCCTCGTCTCTTGCTCCTCTTGATTTCATAATACCTTTTACGTTGACGTACTTTAGATCAATGACATGCGTTTCGTTGTTCTTTCCTATGTATGTCAAAAAACGGTCCGAACTCTCGTCTAAAGCCCGTCTCTTGAGCTCGTAATCGATATACGAATTCTGCATGTGTGCCGAAGCAATTTGTACGAAATCCGGTGCTTCTTTTAATATCTCACTTCTATCAATTTGTTTCATTTCTACTATCGTTTACTATTTTATGCGTAAAGATATAGATAATAGTTTGATCTCGCAATAGTAAAATTCAAATTAGTACCATATATTGTTTACCAATTGTGAATCTTCATTTGTTTCTGTTTTGATTTCTTGTTGTTCCATGTGTCTTTAATTTATAGGTTCAAAATCTAATCTTTTTATTTTGCACTTTTCTCGTGCCTTTAATTTAGAAGGTTCAAGTATTCGATATCCGTCATTGTGTTCTAAACGAAATGACTTTCCTCTGATATAATAAAGGCAATTCAAACATTCGTATCGAGATTTGTTTCCTCTGCAATACAGTTTATACTTTTTATCCATCTTTCTCAACAATATTCTTTTTGTTCACTCTTAAATCAGTCATAGATGCCTCTTTATATGGATAATCTGCAACTACATTTTGTTGAACAAGTTGATCTTTGACTTCTTCATCGTTTTTAACAAGCCATATCTTTATTCTTGTACCTTCACCAAAACCACAAACACCGACAATGTGACGATATCTGTCGTTGTTCTTTAAAGTCGTTCCTTTTTTCAAATCATTTGTGTAGTAGATTTGAATCTCTTCATCGAAAATTAAAATTGTTATCATAATGTTGCAGTTTTAAGTACAGTATCCAATCCAAGTAATATGTTATCTTTCTCTTCTTCTGTATCAAAATAGAAGTGTTCCCAAACATTCGAGATTTTGATCGCAATTACAAACTTCTTCGTTGACGAAGTCTTACCGAGATCTTTGTATCGTCCAATTGACGTAATTTTGATTCGTTGATCGTTAATTCTTATAAACATAAGGCAATTTATTTAAATCTTTATACCATTGATTAACTGTCTCTTGTGCTCCCATTACTTCTAGATTGCCAGTAAGTTCTTGTACTGAAAAGACTCTTATTTTAGGAGTATATGCTTTACCGTTATTAATAGTTGTATTCGGTATCGAATATACTTCTAATTCAAACAAATAATCCATAACTAACGGTCCAAAGTGCGGTTCGATATTCATAGTATAAACTGACATTTTATGATCTTTATCATCTACGCCTTTATACTCGATAATAAACGTACATACAAAGTGACCTTCATTGTCATAGATCTTCGTTACTTGATTCTTGTGTATCGTTCCAATTATCTTCTGCATAAATATTGATTAGTATTCATATTTATATTTAGAAAGGCTTCTATTGAAGCTCGTTCTATCAACTCTTCCTCAGATTTAGTTCGATCATAAAAAGCGGCGTTTAGATCGATAGATGTGAAAATATATTGATTTGGAATATCAAAGTCTTTATTATAAATCCGACCAAATTCAAACACTGTATTACAAATTACGATTTGATTCTTTTTGTTTATGGCAAAATCAATATCATTGTTAATGCACTCTTGAGAAAGAAGTTTAATTAGTTGTAATATAACAATTTCAGGTCTTTCATAAGGTATCCAAACGCGATTCTTAATCTTTAAAAATGAGAAGCAATTGAGTTGAGCAATTCCAATCAACGTCCATACAAATAAAAGATTTCTTTCATCGTTTTCACAAGACTCTTTATTGAAAATTTGATGTAACTTTTCAACATCTACTTGTTGTTTTGTTGTCATAAATCTTCATTATTTAATTTCTGTATATCGTTTCTATCGATATCTGTATCGTAACCTGAACTTTTTACATCAATACATTGTGACTTATCATCGTAAGGACAATTTGTCGCATATTGACAACTTAAACATGCGTTCGATAGACTTTTATTTATGTCTTTAACTTCACTTGCCATAATTTTACTTTTTGGGTTGATTATTTGCTTTTTCAATCAATTGTAAATTTTGAGGCCAAAATGCTTTTTGCTCACCATCAATCTTCAAATGATAATATTTAGAAGATCCTTTCCCACACACACTTGCAATTGTGCTTATTTGACCTTTCAGAGCTAAATTAGAAGAGTGTAATATCTTTACTCTATCACCTACACCAAATGTTGCCATTCTTATTTTCTTTTTGAGATTATAAATTGCATTTGCGACATCCAAAGTGTTATGAACATGATCGTTAAGAAATACGGTTCTAAATAATTTTTTACGATCACTAATCCCACTGGGAATAAATTCATTAAATCAATAAATTCTTTCATATCGTTTTTATTTTAATTGTTATCTAAAGATACTACTTTGTTATCGAAGGATCAACTTTCAATTGATAATTTTTCACCAATTTGTATCCCATTTCTTTTAGGAAAACCTGCACAACCATATAGTTAATGATCTCTTTCCCATTGTGTTTATAAGATCCTATGAGATTGTTGTTATAAGACCATTTTTGAAATTTATTTGATCCAATAAACTTCCACAATAAATCATCGTATTCTTTATCTGAAAGAATCTTTGATTCTCCTTGAGGATTTATCAACTTTACCATCACTCTAATTGTTTATGATACGAAACTTCTTCTAATTGCGACATCATAAGCATTGCTTTGTTCAATTCTTCCCATTTTTCAAAAGTCATTTCACTTTTAGTCGCTGTTTCTTTATCGTCTGAAAAAATATTATGTTTATTAATAAATGAAATTGCTAATGTATCTAGAATTTTAGCGCGTTCTTTTTTTAATTGTTTCCAGTAAAAATCAAACATACTTCTAAGATCAATTTCTTGTGTCTTAGTCAGTGAAAAGTAGATTATATTCGAGTATTTATTGTGTCGATAACTAATTTCTTTTCTGTTAGTTATCTTACAATAACATTGAAAAAGAAGTCTTCTTGCTAATTTATCATTATAAGGTAATTTAAAAGAAACCCATTCCTCTTTTTCGTCAAAAAGAGTATCAATATCAATGTTATATTGAGCACATAAATCATCCAATGCTCTTTTGGCAGCTAAAACCTCGCCTCTTTCACCTCGATCAACAAGAGCTTGTAATTTTTTGACTTTGTCAATTACTTTTTCGTATTCCATATTAATCAATTATTTTAAATCCAAAAATTTAGCTACTTTATTTACAACACCTGTAGGAGTTGAACAATTAGAAGCAGTTTCGATAGCATGATCTATACCGTCTTGCCAATAAGTAATTTGAATCGTAATTTTATTTCCAGTGAAATAATAATGCAAACAAGCGCATTTGTCTCCTTTACGAATATCGCCTTTGAAATAATTGTAACTACGTCCATCAAGTTTACTTGTTAAAGCGTCTTTAATTTCTTTTTTGCTTGTCGGTGTAAGAATTTGTCTTGTCATAATCGTTCTTTTTTAATTGTTAATACTGTTCGTTTCTTTTGGTGTTGTAAAGATACACCTTTTATCTCAGATACCAAAAGTTTATCTCAAAATTGTGGTCTTATTAAGATTTATTAAGAAAAAGGACAACTCGTTTCACAACGAATCGTCCTTAAAATCAAAAAAGTAAATTAGCATGAAATAAATTCTTTTATCTTGGTCTCTGAGATTTGAACGACACGAGACTCATTTATAATCTCCTCTTTTAATATTTTAGAGGTTATTATTCCGGCTTCAGTATTGTTCGCAGCCTCAACTAAATACGAGATCTTATTTTCTTTAACTTTATCATTCGTGTCATTTACAGTTAAGAAAATGCACTTACACAAAAACCAAAATCCCTTTTCTTTATTCGGATGAACTTCACTTATACCTATCTCTTTTATAGGTGAAATTACGTAATCGACATCAAGATTTTCGTTAGCCCATTGTGTCGCTTGAGCTTCAGCATCTGTATAATTCTCAGCTTTACACGCAATTACATCTGAAAACTTCTTCATTTTGGGATAACGAGAATCAGTATCGTCATCCCAATAAGTTATCGTTATCTCAAAGAACATCGTTACAACATTCTCTTAAAAAGTTAACATTCTTTTTTATAAGATCCATTATATTAGGATCGATTTCACGATCAAAGTAATCTGCAGGAGTTGGAACTCTTACGAATTTTTCACTGTCACTCAAATCAATACCGTTCATTGCAGCGAGAATAGGATAACAACTGTCTGTCGATCTAAACCTCATACCTGTGTACGGAATGAACTCTCTCGGATCACCTTGACCTAAGAAATGTAACTGTTTGCGTAACAAATTCATACTCTTCAAACGTGACACGACTACTGATCGAGAATAAGCTATATTATCACTCTCCATAATATGCGGAATCGCCTTCTTACTCATACCAATACAAGTCACGTATCTACTCATCAAAAAGAATCTGTAGCAATCAAGCCATTCATCCCAATTCTTACCTTGAGGACAAGCAAGTAGACTTGTAAACATTAAGTTACTCTTTGCTCTTTCGATTTTCAACCACTCAACAAATTGATTAAAATTTCTCATCGTCTCATTGCGATTGTATAGAACATCTAAAGGAATGACTTCATTCGGTTGAATCTCTTTCGTCAGCTTAAACAACTCTTCGTTAGTCAACACTTCGCCTTCATCACCAACACCCGAATCCAATATTGTGAAACGACCGTCTGCAATTGCTTTTTTAGTATATTCTCGATACTCAGAACTCTTCTTATACAATTGTCCTAAGATATAAAAATTCTTATCGCCTAGTTCACTTAACTCTAAATGACTCATAGGAGGTGTTACAAATACTCTCATTCTTCAACGTTTTTTATTATAGTTAAATTATCATATTCTTCGTTTATAAGATATTCAATAAAATCATCGAAACCAATTGATTTCTCACCACTCAAAACATCTTCGAATGATTTATCTTTATCTTTCGAAAACAATCTCTTTTCAAATCGAAGTCTTCTTTCAGATTTAGGTACAGAAAGATATATTACATGATAATCTTTTTGATCTAAACCTAATGTAACCCCTTTAAATACTTCAATCTGTCGACAACCTGTAACAATAATGTTCTCACAACCTTCAGAAATAGCTGATTTTATCAAATCGTTAAGCATCTCAACAATACTTTCATTAAGACACTTATTAAAAATTCTATCTTGTGTGTTTGTCAAATGACGAACAATATCACCCACTTCAAATATAACATGTTTTTCACCTACATTTTTCTTCTTGTCTGATAACTTTTGAGTAAAATAAGTTTTACCCGAACAACAACCACCTACAACGAAAAGTATATTCGCATTCCGTTTAGAATTACATTCATTTTGTTGTTCGTTTTCACCATCTTCAGGAACTTTTTTTACAACAGCATAGTTTTCACCATCTTCACTTACTTCCACCTCTTCGAAATCAAATTGCTTTAACACCTTCTTAGCAATCTGTTCACAAGATTGACTTCCGAAATCATATATTGCTGTACCTGCAATGATGGGTGTATTGTGTTTTATATAACTTTCAACTCTATTCTTGAGTAATATAAACTCTTCATCACGATTATCGTGATTAACCCGTTTTTTACAATTAAATTTGAAAAGATGACGGTGCGGTTGCTCAAGAAACTTAACACCATCACCGTGATTTGCTGAAGCATTTGGATAACAATGCATACCTTCGATTTCGAATTTAATCCCAACCAATGTTTCTAATTTTGTTCTCATATCAATAAGTTATGTTAAATCTTTCTTTCGCTTTCTCAGGTCCTATACCGTAAGTCTTACATAGACATCTCTTCTTATATTGACATAAATTAACAGGACCTCTATAAATCACTTTTCCATCAAATACCAATCTCATTATCTTTTCGCCGTTGATATTTTTATTTCTACTTTTACGAAAAATTTTTCGTTCTTCATCAGTCATTGGTTTCGACCAACCATTTTTATGATAGATGAATTCTTTTAACGTTTCGTCCATAATCAATCTCCCGGCTCAATTATACATATCGGTATCGCTGGATATTGTAGAACTAAAGGAATACACCTCGAATCGACTTTAGTATTCTTTCTCTTTAGATCTGCCATTACTTGTGTAAATTTCTCTCTTTCTATTTTAATACACAATGGCTTAGGTCTATACTTCGAATCTTTCTGAGTCTCAATTCGTTCCATCTGCATGTGAATTTCAAGTGCTTCTTTACAAGGTAGGAATTTTTCAAGACTAGGAATCTTATTCGCACTAATTAACATTACTTTATCACCACGTACCGTTTCATTAATGACAGGTACAAACATCTTTTCTTTTTTCATATTTTTCACTTTAATTTATATAATCATATTCATCGTCATCTTCGAGATCAAACTCTTCAAAGTCACTTTGCGTAGTAATTTCGTAATCACTCATATTCATTTGATTTTAAATTGAACAATATATTAACTCACGTTTTGCTCTTGTAATTGCTACGAACTTGAGACAATATTCACTATACAGAGCTTCTTGTGTTCTGACCTTATCGCTAGGGATCAAACCAGGATTTAAAAAGAATACTCTATCACTTTCAAGACCCTTTGACTTATGTATTGTACTTAATACAATACCTTCAACATCTTCTGTGTAAATCCTTTTAATATTTTCCTCCATTATAGAAATATTGTTCCATATACTTGATAATCTATTTATAATGGAACATTTCTCAACAAGATTTTCATAAGATGGTTGTTGAATTGCTGATGCGCGACTCATACCTTTATCCATCAATTCTTGTATCTTCTGTTTTTTAAGAATTTCAAGATCTTGAAAATTAGTGATCTTATCTAAAATCGCACACAGTGCATTGCCGAAGTCTTTATCTTTAATTGTAGCCTTTTTGCTGTTTTGCAAAAGATTTATAAATGCCTCTACAAGTGGTAAATTATTTCTACATAAAACAAAATCACCTGAATTAGCCTCTTTTAATTCACCTAATCTTACACAACCTTGAATTGCATTCTCTGAAGCTTCGATACCATTTGAAAAAACAGTTTTAGCTTCATTTACAATTGACTTAGCGCATCTATACGTTATATCAAGAGGCAATGTCACTGTATTAGCAAGATTTTGTAAAAGTTTAAAATTTGATACACTCGCGCCCTGAAATGTGTAGATGTTTTGCCTTGGATCACCAACAGCTATAAATCTGCCTCCAATAGGTTTGATATATCTTAATAGAAGTTCTCTCTGAATTGTATTCATATCTTGAACTTCATCTGCAACAACAAGATCGTATTTAGGAAAATCGTCTTCGTCAACGAGAATGTATGGAAGATACAACATATCCGTAAAATCCATCTCAAAATCACGATTACTATTGATCTTACGAGTTCGCTTTATCCATTCCTGCTCAATATCTACGATATCTTGAACCATTCGATCACGAAATTCAATATCCTTGTCAATGCATATATTGTTTATATCATTTTGATAATCAACGAGTAAATTCATACGAATAGCATTCCATATATCTTGTAATTCAAATAGATATCTCAATTGCTGCTTTTCAGGTACGTCTTCTAAATTCAATATCTGTCGTCCTATTTTAAAGCATTTGTTTTCACTTAATTTTAATTTGAAATTAAAATTACGAAGCAATACTTTAAGTCCTTTAGAATGAAATGTACTTACTTCAACTCTTTCAGGCAATCTAGTTTTCAGTTCTTCAGCAATGCTCTTATTAAACGCTGAAAAGAAACACTTCTTATAAGGTGCAGTTCTTCGACAACACTCTACAATCGTTGTCGTTTTTCCGGACCCTGCTGTAGCCTCTATTACTATATTTTGACTCGTTTTTGCATACGTATCAAAAACTGCATTTTGACGATCACTCCAATTTTTCATTTCAAATGATTTTCGTTACCAACTAAAGAAATTATTTGTTGAGAATATTTGAAAATACTTACATAATCCTTCTGTCTTTTCAAAGCAATCTTTTTCTTTAAAACACTCATTATATCGGCATAACGAATATCATCTTGACATAAGAATCTATTGTAATCAAATTCCTTAACAACCCAAACATCAAATATGATTTGATTAAAACAAAATCTAAAATGATTTTCTATTGTTGGATAACGACAGCTATCATCGTGACCTTGATATGTTGAATTTAGCAATTTCAATATCTTGATTATGTTAGGATCATCTGTTCTCAATTCCAAATCGATATCGTTCGGCTGACAATCAAATCCGTGTTGGTAAAGTGCCAAACTTCCACCAACAATAAAGTCTTTGCTAATTTCTTTTTCAAATTTTTTTAACGCATCAATCATTATCGATACATTAACTGCAATTTCAAAATCTTTCATTCTGCTTCAATTTTATCTAGTTCGTATTCAGTAAAATTCTTATAATTAGCTAATATATCAGCTACTGCATTACCATAAACAATTGGATCGTTTATATTCTTTTTGTGACCTGGATGCCATATTAATCTTAATCTAAGTTTCTTACGATCTTTGAGTTCCTTTAATATAGCTTTCCATAGATCAACATTCATACATCCTTTCCAATCATTATCAACCCATTCTTTAATGTTTTTAACAAGACCATCGACAACATATTGACTATCACTATAAACCGTAGCACTTATAGGAATATCTTTTCTTAGAGATTGAATTGCTGTCAATAATGCTCTCATTTCACATCTACCAATTGTAGTTTTCTTATAACCTTTTGAAATGAAAGTTTCTTCACCGTCACAAATCATATAGACGCCAATTCCTCCCTTTTTGATTTTCCAATAACAGCTTCCGTCTGTAAAAATTGTTATCTCTTTTCTTTCCATGCCTAAAGATACTACTTTGTTATCGATAAATCAAGACTTCGTGTTCTTATTCTTTGACTTTAACCTCTTAATTAAGGCCCAATCTGTCGATTCGTCATTATTAGAAACTGTATCGTGACCTTTAATTACTGCATTCGTTATCACAGTCTTTTCATCAATAACTTCTTTTAAATCTGCATCAATAGTTTCGCTCGATAATATATAATATATATTCATCTCCTGTTTTTGACCCATTCTATCTATACGAGCTTTAGCTTGATCAAGATCTGAAGGTCTAGGAGGCAATTCTAAAAACAACATATTACTACAATGTTCTTGTAATCCATCTACACCTGTAGAAAGTGTTGCAATATTAGCAAAAACAAACTGTTTATCTCTTTTAAATTCTTCAACTCTCCTCATCTTCTCATCTGTTGTTTGTTCACCGATCACCAATACACTATCTTTTGCAAATTCTTTTTGCAATTGTTTTAGAGGCTCGGTTCTTACACCAAAAACGATTAATTTTTCATCTTCTGCAATCTCTTTCCATTCTTTTAAAAATGCGGTAATGAATTTCATCTTACCTTTAATGGATAGATCTTTCAAATTCGCTAATTTAACTAAATGTTCAGCTCGTCTCGCTCTCTCTGCAGCCTCAAGGTCTATATCTTCAAGATACTCAATGAAATTTTCTTCGGCTTTTTGATACTCTTTCTTATTCGTTATCTCGCATTCAATTGTTTGTTCTATAACATTAGGAAGCTCTTTCAAAACATCGTTTCTTTCTTTTCGATAGTAACAGTAATGTTTCAATATATTGTGTAACTCTAATGTGTATGTAGCTCCTGAGCAATCTAATCCAAATCTCGTTATTTTTGCATTACAATATCTATTTAAAAAATATTTCATATTCGGAAATATTTCGTCAAATCGTCCTAATATCCTTAGAATATTTATAAGCTCTTGAGGTCTGTTCTGAATAATCGTTCCGCTCAATGCAAAGACTTTATGTGCTTTTTTCACAATTTTTTCAACAGCCTTCGACCTCATTGTTTTGGGATTTTTACATAAGTGTATCTCATCGAGAATAACACATCCCCATTTTTTAGACAAACTTCTGCTATACCTTAATTTTAACTCTTCGCCCCTTTTTGTTTTTTTAAACAAGTAATCGTAGTTTATAATAGTAACGTCTACTTTCCAATCTAAATCATCACCATCTTTAGAGTCTATAATATGTATTGTCCTATTAGGATTACACCTTTTCCATTCTCTCTCCCAAGATGTCTTGACTGTAGACGGACATATAACTAAACACGGGAAAAGATCAAGTAATTCAACTGTTGCAATTGATTGGCGTGATTTACCTAATCCCATAGAACAACCGTTGATACAATTATCGTGATTTATCATATAAGTTACTCCCTCAATTTGATAATCTCTCAAATTAAGAGGTAACTTAAGAAAGTCAATTAATTGTTTCACTTCACTTTCTTCAACATAATTGTGTATAGGATTTAATTTAATTTCTTGAGGCCGATAAATTCGTTTATTTTCAAAATTATTTTCCTCGAGAAATCCCTTTAATCTAGACGATATCTCTAAATTAAGTTGTAAATACCATTCTTTAGTTGCGTTATTATATTTAGCTTTGAATCTCTTCATAGCTTCAACTAAATGCGGTCTATAATCAAAACCTATATATATCCAATCTTTTTCTCTATAGTAATATCTCATCACATCAATTTTTATATAAAGCAAAGTGGATCTTATTTCACAACAAAATCCACTTCAATACTCAATTTATAAATTTAAAGCAAAATGTTAAAGTCAGCAGAGGAATTTCTCTTTGAACTCCGTGGCTGTAAAGATCGGAATTCCTAGACTTTCTGCCTTCAATTCCTTTGTCGAATTGCTTCCCTTTTCTTTTACCACCACGCACGTTGTTTTCTTACTCACTGAAGATCCTATCTTATGACCCATTTCAGTAAGTTTTTTCTCCCAATCTTTATTTCTGAATCCGGTAAAAACAATTGTCATCTGACCGTCAAACGATTTCTCTTCAAGACCGTAATATGTAATAGGAATTGTAAATAAATCTGATGTCCATGATGTCCACCAATCTATAATCCCCATAACGAAAGCGTAAGCTGTATTAAAACCCACTCCCTCTACACATCCTTCAATCTCAGATGCCCAATTCTCATTACACTCCTTGGCAAAAGAAGATATGTCTTCGTAAGTATATAGTTTCAATCCATTGAGAATCTTTTGACACGTTTTCTCAGCTATAACTCCTTTAAAAAAATTATAAGCTGTCATCATTTTTGCAAAATTAGTACCTTTCTTTCTCAGCTCTTCAAATTGTTTCGAAAGTACTTTTGCCGCAACATTACCAAGACCTTCAATGTTTTTAAGTTCATTTTCATCCAATCTGATAATTGATGTAGGATCTTTATATCCTGCATTAAAAATCTTCTTGATAGTCGGTTCACGAAACTCTTTAAAGTCAAGTATAGAGAAAAAATAAACGCATCTAGATAATAATACGCCTTCACATTGTGAATTCGTACACATCAAGTCTACATTATTCGAATCCCACACTAATTCTTTACCACATATTGGACAAACTGTAGGAGTCTTTGAATATGTATTTGTATACGAAACTGTTTTAAGATGTTTTGGAATAACGTCTCCTGAACGACATATCACTACTCTTGCTCCCGGAACAATATTGTTCTCAACGATATAACGAGCATTATATGCAGTACATTTTGATACAGTCGCGCCACACAATTCAATCGGTTCAATCTCAACAACAGGAGCTAATCTTCCGTCCTTAGAAATTTGCCAACGAACCTCTTTTACAACAGTTTCTTCTCTTTCTGACCATTCAGGATTTTTATAAGCAATAGCATATCTAGGATTATTATTCGCAAGTCGTCCTAATTCTCTTCTTTTCTTTGCATTGTTTACATCAATCACAAGACCGTCACATTTATAACCTTTTGTCAATTTTTCAAATAAACTATTCATAAGATTGACAAAACCGTCTTCGTCTTCAAGTGATTTTACTGTAATTGTTGAGAAATTAACTCTACTTTGTTCGCAACTACATTCATTTAAAATTTCGAGTTGCTTCTTCTTATCCCAATCCTCATTGTCGCATCCATATCTTACATAATTAACGTATTTTACAAACTCACTAACATTTGGTGAGTTGAGAAGACCTGCAACAGCATTTCTTGCAGATTTATATCCTGCTTCATCTTTGATTTTCAAAAAATCTGCTGTTTTAAAAATCGCTTCACCGAATGAGAAAATCGGAAGTTCGTTGTCAAGAGATTGTGTATAAATTGCATTGTTTATACATTTTTCAAAATGTTCAGTACAATTTTGTCCAAATTCTCCATCACCACGAGTCCAAGCATTTCCAACTGTCTCTAATACACATAATGAAATCCCGTCATATTTAGGTGTAACAATCAATTCATCTGTAGATTTTAAATCAATAGATTTGATCCATCTCAAAATCTCTTCGTGCGACTTCACCTTCTCAAGTGAGAACATAGGAATCGGAAGTTTCTCCTTTCTATCTTCAGACACTTTGTCTTGTACACCTTTCTTAAACCATTCAGAATCCGGATTTAATTCTTGTAATTGTTCAACAAGTTGATCAAATTCTTGATCCGTTACTAATGGATTACCTTTTCGATACGCATCATTATATCTACGTATCAAACATTCTAATTCTAAAACTTCTTTATCCATATCATTTCATTATTTGAGACAATTCTGCTTTTGAATTTTCTTTGATGGGATTTGTGATATTCTTTACGATAAAATCACGATCTGAATTTGTTAATTTTTGACTTGCCATAATTATATGTATTAATAAACATTTTCTTTATTCGAAATCATCCATATATAATTCTCATGTCCAAACTTGAAATCCTTTTTCGGTCTACTTTGAATACGATCTTCAAGAGTTACAGGATTTAATTCTGCCATTTGAAATGGTAAATGAATTGAAAAATCTGTAATATCTTGAGCTCCTCGAACTTCGTTGAAGAAAACATCTCTCACTTTAGGTGAGAAGCTCTCTACAATATAAGCTCTCAAGTCTCCAAAAAAATCTACAACAATTACTTGCTTCTGTGTTGTAGCAACAAGTGTCCATAGATTATCTAATGCTTTTTGACTTATTTCCATCTCTTTTATTTTTGTTGTAAAGATACTATTTTATTATGTCAATTGCAACTTAATCGAGACCAAAAAATTGTTTAGTTGCTTGTTCTCGCTTATGTTTGATGACCTCTGAAATATTTTCCTTTTTTAAATTATCTCGATAACGCTTTTTAAGCATACTTGCTTTATCTTCATTGCTCTTTGAATTAAACGAAGTAAAACTAACATTTATACCATTTCCTTTTCGCAATTCTTCTCTATAAGACATCTCTTTTCCACATATAGGACATCTTGGTATATTAGAGAGAACTGTTTCACCATTCTCATACTTGAATTCTGCTTTAACTAGAATATCTTCTTTAGCATGATTTGAACATGCTTCGTTATTACACCATACGTATATCATATCTTATAAATTTTTTCTACGACCATATTCTGCAATTAACAACGAATCTGCAAAATTATCGTCTTCATTTTTACATCTTTCTGTTCTTCTCAAATCTACAGTTGGAAATAACTTGTGACAAGCCATAAAACTCATTATCTTTTTATCGTCATTCTTAGCAATACCTTGGTGCATCACCTTTTGCCATGTTTTAGGTGCAACCTTTGTATATGGTAATCCTAATGTTGATAAAGTACCTTCTATCACTCCTACGATCCAACCGAAATTAAAATTTGATTTCGCAGATGAACCAAAAATCGAATGTACGTCCTCGAGTACAACATGACACCTTCCTTCGTAAATGCTCAAGTCGAATAAGTTTTGACTTATTTCAACAACGTCAACGACTTTTGAATTTTTCAATAAAGGGAAAGATTTAATCACTTTCCCATCTACGTTTACAATCGATACAAATCCTTTTTGACCAGGATCGATCCCTATATACACTTTCATTCTTCTAGTCTACTTATTCCGTTTTCTTTTATAATTCGAATTTGACTTATCTCTTCATTAATTTTAGGTACATGCGTAACAATTATAGACGATTGTTTCAAAAATTTAATTGAAGAGATGATGTTTTCAATTCCCAACGAGTCAGCACTCTCAAGTATTTCGTCAACTAACAAAAATTGCATTCCACCATATTGCTTCGTCGCATTGATCATTTGTTGGATTGCTAATATTAATGCAATTTCTGTTCTCGCCTGTTCTCCTCCTGAGTAATAGAAAAAAGACTCCATCTCATCGCGAAATACATAAGGAGTTATTTCTTCTTTAACTTTTCCTTTTGCATCAACTTTAAAACCTTCAATCATTAATCTAAGATCACTTCCCATTGATTTAAGTATCTCGTTAGCACGAGATTGGATATTTTTTAATTGCTCCATAGCGAGATACATTTTAAAATCTTTAAATCGTTGTGTCCACCTTTGAATTTTAAAGATTTCATCATTTTTGTTTGTAATCTTCTTACATTGATCATCAATAAGATGTTCGGTTTCTTTGATGGTGTTTTCAATCTCATCAGTACTTTTCTTTACCACCTTAGTGTTTTTCAAGTCCTTAATATAAGTCAATTTCAAAGAAATTAAATTCTCACCATTTTCAATCTCATTTTGCAGTGTCTTTACAAGATTTTCTTTTGATTTTATCTGTTGATCTAAACCTCCTATATTGTGTTCGAGTTCAAGGATCTTCTTTTTCAAACTTCTCTGTTGATTTGCAACTTCATCAAATTCTTTATCAGTCTGAGATTTCAAAGACATATATTCATCTAAAACGGAATCAAGCTCTTCAATTGATTTTTCTGCAATCTTCTTTTCTTCAGACTCTTTATTTAACTCAATTTCAGCAACTTCCTTTTGTTTTTTAATCTCTTGAACCGTCTTGTCTGTTTTAAGAAAAAATTCGTGTTGACAATTAGGACAAACTATAATTCCCGAAAGTAAAACTTCTATTTTATTAAGAGTTCTCTTAATGTCAACAATTCTATTTTGAATAGCATTTAGAGAGTTCTCTTTAGTCCGCTTTTCTTGTCTACATACATCTACATCTTCGTCAATTTCTTTGTAAATTGTATCAAAATTAGAAGTATCTATGTTCGAGAGTTCCTCTGAAACCTTTGTACGTAATTTTTCCAATTCATTTAAAGAGTGCTTTAAACCTAAAGCAGATTGTTGCTCTTTTGAAATACGAAGTTCGTTTGATTCAATAGCCCTTTTAACATCTTCAATGTAATCTTCAGCTTTTTTGATTTCTCGAAGCTGCTCTTCTTCAGGATTACTATCAAGAATTTCTTGAAGCTGTTCCTGATATACTGAAAGTTTCCCTTCATAAGACGCTTTTGATCGATCCAATGCATGTTTTTCTTCGTTTAAAACCAAAACCTTATCATCTATAATGGATTTTGTTTTATCTAACATAGAGAAGTTTATAAACCGACTTATTAAAGCTAACTTTTCTGTGTTAGATGATCTAAAAAACGAATTATAATTACCTTTTGAGACAATATAATATGACTTTGCATCTTCAGCCGAGATCTCAACCCAATTAGCAATATATCTGTTACCATCGAGAACTGTTGCAAATTGAACTTTCTCAATCTCATCATTTTCACTAATCAAATATATCGCTAATACAGAAGATCCTTTTGTTCTTAATTCTCTTTCGATTTTTAGAGTTTGTCTACGAATTGGACAATAAATAAACACACAGATATATGCCGTATCAAATCCCTTGCGTATCAACTTCTTATCTTGTTTATCACGAAGATTTACTCCATAAATTCCGTAGAACAATCCTTGTTCTAAAAACGATTTACCTGATCCGTTTGATAATTGATCATCTTGAGTACGATTTTCACCAATGACAGCGATCGCCTCTTGTTGAAAATCGTAATCAATAGATTCAAATGGACCGAAATTTTTCAATACTATTCTTGTTGGGTACATAACTCTTTCTTTACGGTTTCATATATTTCATTAAATAACTCTTGATCCTCAATAAGCGATTCGCGAACAGAATCCATACCTTGACCTAATTTATAATCGTCTCCATAATAAAACCACGAACCTCTTTTTTGACAGATACCTAATTTTACAGCTAACTCAACTGCTTCTTGAATTGTATCGAATCCTATTCCGAAACGCAACATCACTTCACAGTTTCTAAATGGAGGAGCTATTTTATTTTTAACAACTTTGATTTTTGTTTTATTTGCAACAGCAATGTCACCATCTTTATCCGTTCCGATTCGAGCAAATTCAACTCTTTGCGTTGAATAGAATTTCAATGCCTTGCCTCCAGGTGTCATTGTTGTCGCTCCTCCAAAACCAAAACCTCCACCAACCTTATCTCTTAATTGGTTAATACAGAATAGTATATTATTGTTCTTTTTACATACATTTTTCAAGATACTTAATTGAGCTGACAATAGTCGAGCAACAAGTGCTACCTTTGCATCACCACTTTCTCCCTGTAGAGTTGCTTGTGGTACAAGACCTGCAACAGAATCAAGAACAACTAAACCTATTTCAGGACACATTAACATTTCGCGAATAATTTCCATAGCTTCTTCTGCTGAGTTTGGCTGCGATAAAATCCAATTATCATTAGAAATATCTACACCAAGTTTTCTCGCATAATCCAAATCTAATGCCTGTTCAACATCAACATATCCTACAGCTTTCTTCTGTGTTTTTTGTACAGATGCACAAAGATGTAATGCACACGTACTCTTTCCACTACTTTCATTTCCAAAACACTCGTGAATTCGGCCTAAAGCCCATCCTCCACCAAGAACATTATCTAATGCTAGGGATCCTGATGATACAGTCTCAACTTCTACATTAGTTCCTACAATCGCCTCTTTTCCGAATCTCTTTTCAATTCTACCGAATAAATCGTCCAATCTGCCCATTATAATACTTGCTTTAAAATGTTATAACCTTCTTCGTAATTGTAATCGTTTTCTTTGCACCAATCTTTAAATTTAACAGCAATATCACTATTAGAAAGAACTTTCACTTCTTCAGCAACCTCAATTTCTGCAACTTCGAGTTCCTTTGCTTTCAATTTAACATCAATACCAAGTTCTTGATAAACCTTCTTATCGATTGATTTTAATTGATCTTGACTACCAACTATTTCGACACGAACATAATCATCGGGATTATTTTCTTTCAGTGCTTTAATAACCTTATCTACTTGTTTAAAAGTCATTTCATCTAAGTTCACGACCTCCTTTTTATATCTCTTACCATCAGAAGGTATTAAATTATACGAAAGATCTTCATATAATATCCAAAATCCCTTTCTGTCATCCTCACCAAAATTATTTTGAGTAATAGATCCCAAATGGATAACGTTTTTAGTCAACTCTTGATGATCGTGATAATGACCAAGAAATACTTTACCCCAATCTTTAAATAGAGAAGGTTTAATTTCACTTTCCACTTTAGAACCATCGTTGTTTCTACTACCTTGCATTGCAATATGAGAAAACAGTACACTATGACCTGGCCTTTCAATTGATTGATTAGAGATTTCATCTAACCATATTTCGTTATCAAAAAACGGTAAAAAATAACAGTGTACACCATTTACTTCACGAAAATCAAACATATCGATAAGATCAAAATTCGGATGATATTTATATACATCGAGAAAAGATTTTTCGCTATCGTAACTTGTTTTATCGTGATTACCTGGAATACAGATTATTTTTTGTCCTTCTTCTTCATACATCTCAATTATTTCAGTCAAAGCATCGAGCGTTTCTTGTCTTTGACTAATACGCGAATCAAATATATCGCCGAGCCATATATGAGTATCGATACCCATATCTTTAGCTATCCATATCTCTTGACGAGTCAATTCTTTAATGTCTTCAAGGTTAGAAGGTTTAAGATGCCAATCGGTACTCATTACCGCTATAGGTTTTATTTCTGCCATAAATTATAAGTTAAAGTTGCTCCTACAAATAAATCGATTTTTTTAGAAAACATTCCGTAACCAACACCAATAGAAGGTCCAATAGAAAATCTAGGTTTTTTCTGTCTTTCGTTCCAGGTAATTACGTTTTCAATCTTTCCAGGAAGGTACGAATTTATTTCCAAACGATTATTATCACCAACTTGTTGACGGGTTATAGTAAATTCATTTGTAAGATTAAATATAAGTTTATATTTCCACAAATGAGAAGACCATATTTTAAGATCATATCCTATTGTATCGGTTTGAATGTTAAAATGATAGAGAGAGTCTTTTTCAATTTGTTTGTCAATAACTTCTTCCTTACCTTCGTATTTATATTTATACTCAAATCGAATCGCTTCAACCAAAGCCTCCTTATCTTTCAGTTGCTTATAAAGCTCTTCATTCTTCTTTTTCAATTCAGAAAATTTAGACGAAGGATATAATTTAGTATATCGATTCAAAGAATCTGTATAAAATTCAATCTCATTTTGCAATGCTTTAATATCTCGATCCTTTTTGTTCGATCTGATATTAAAAAACAGCAAACCAACAAATAATCCGACTATCAAAATAATAAAAATCCACTTATCTACTTTCATACGAATCAAGTTTATGGGGAAGAGATTTCTTCCCCATGATTTTATCATTTCTTACCTCTCTCAGCACGCAATCTTGCTAATTTATCTTTAACAGATTCAGAAACAGCTCTAGATGCCTTTGTTGCTGCTTTTTCTACAGGCGACTCATCTGCAGCAGCGGCTTCTTGTGAATCACCCTCATCAAAAGGGAGGTCTTCAACAACTTTTTCTTTATAGTCGTCAAACGGAAGCATCATCCCTTGTTTCATCAAATCGTACCACTTACGCATTTCTACGATAGGTAGATCAGGTAATACTTCAGTTCCTTCGTATTCTGTTTCGATATATTGTTTCAATTCCGCCTTCATTTTGATCAATGGAGGATAACCTGAAGTTGTTGATTTTGAAGCTGTTTGTGTTGGCTTTGCAGAAGGTTCGCGTTTGACAGAAACTCTAACTTCGTCCTCTTGCTCATCTTCTTCATCATCACTAGAAGAAACTGTAGTTTTCTTAACGTCTTCAACTTCCGGAACAAGTGCTTCCAATTGTTCCAAACGATCTAAAAATTCATCGTTTTCAAAAACATCAAAACCATACTTTTCATCAATTCTTTTGAGACCCTCGAGCTGCATATCCCAATCCTTACGCGAAAAGACGTCTACATATTGATCTTCTAATGAAGGTAATTGATCTAATGCTTCAAGAACTGAATCAGGCACTCTATTAGATTCGAAAAACTCATCCCAAGTCTCACCTACTTCAGGCAAACCACAAGAAAGATCGTAAACATTTTTCTTCTTTTCATCCTTGTAATAATTGATAATCAACGGATACCCTGTTTCGTGATCAGAAAATACGTCCAAACTCACTGCCTTCTTTGATCTCTCAATAGAGATTGACTTCATAGCCTTCCACCATTGAGGACGAATATCCATGCGGTGAATTTCTTTGTCATATAAAACATAAGCTACGTAATTCAATGTAGGAGCTATTCCCCATACCCATTCGCCATTCGTTTTGCGAAATCCAGTAATAGGAGCTCTAAATTTCTTACGTTCATCAGAGTCCTGGATTTCTGCAGCCATTTTATCAACGTATTCAATATATATCGCAACAGCATCTTGACCTTGCATTCGATCACTGTGTACATCTGATGTAAAGACGTCTTTCATTCGAATCTCTTTTTTACCAGTATCTTTACCATCTTTATCAAAAACAGTACACTCGATAGGTAATTTTGCACACTTACGAGGAACATACGGTCTTTGAGTTTCAGAAGGTAAAATTCGAATCTCATAACGACCTTCTTTTGCGAGGGATAAAAAGCTTGCTCGACCACCTTGTTTACCAAACTGACTCATTGTTTCTTGAGCTTTATTCAAGTTTTCATCTACTTCTTCAATGTTAGCTTTTTTAAATTTCGAACGATCAAATGCCATAATTTTAATTTTTTAATTTGTTAATAATTTTATTTACTACTTCGTTACTGATTTCTTTATACTGATTAATATACTCTTGAAATGTTTTAAAATCTTCCTCTTTTTCAAAAATTTCAAAGTCTGCAATCTTTTTAGAAAGATGTTCAAGTGAAAGACCGTAAGCAATTGCAGTTTCAACTCTCACATTCTCCTTTCCTCCTCGATTACCGTAAGAGACTTTAATCAAATCCCAATTAAAAGGTGCATGTAAACATTGTTCTATGAAAAATGTTTCAGTTAATTTTATCCTCATTGTTTCGGTTTATGTATTATAAATGAATTAATTTTACCTTCAACCAATTCTTGAAAAAATTCCTTTGGTACAACTTTAGGGAGTAAATTATTCAATTTCTGATCTTTACTTCTGATTGCCCAAAATAAAGAATCGAGTTTATCTCTCTTAGATTCAAGTTCAATTTGATCAAGTACTGCTTTTTGATACTCCTCATTCAAAAGAATGATTTCATCGAGACCCTTTTCTGTTAATTTTACAGCTTCACCATCAACAGAAACTTGTCCATGATTTTTCAGAGCTTCTCTACGATACTTTTTCTTTAATTGAGATACAAAAACATCGCAATAAAGTTTAGCCTCTTTAGCTTTTCGCTCATACTCAGCTTTCCACATTCCAACCTTATTTAATAAAGCTGAAATCGTTACAGCTTCACCATATAAGTTTGAATAGTTAATCGTTGTTACTTCATCTAATTCAATATCTTCATCTGTATCAGGTGAATGTAAAACGATTGTTTTATCTCCTTCTTCTACTATGATATTCATATCTATCTTTGTTTTATATAGGTAAAATTACTGTTTATTTTAGTTTAATCCAACAAACTTTTCTTAAATGAGTCATTGTTTGTTTTGAATTTTTCATCAACTTAAAACAGTAAATGACGTATTCAAATTTGTTTGTAGAACATATTCTTGTCTCCACTTATCAAATTGAATATATCCGTCTACCAATAGAAGATTGTTTTTACTTTCTCTCAAAAAGTCAGCATATTCAGCGAACAAATCAGGGAAAACAATTACATTTATAAATTCGTAATTACTTTCTAAAACTATTGTTGCGAACAATCCTTTCTTCGATTTACGCTCAATAATATCAATAACAAAACCTCCGATAATCGCACACTTAGAGCGATCATTGCCATCCCAATACTTCAACTCACTTACATCAAAATATTCTGCATCTGAAAATGCATCATCTGAATGATATTCCTCGATTAGACGTTTGTAATCAAAAGATGCAAATCCAGATAACTTCTTCTGTTGTAACGTCCACCACCAATCGTTTTTCTCCTTTCTTGCTTTTATAATGTTAGTTAAAAGATCCTTATCTTCAAGAATTTTTACTCTCTTGTTCTCACGATAAGACTCTATTAATCTCAATCGTTCATGTGGTGCAGTGATATTTTCAAGTTTATCAAACGCTCCACTATAAATAAGGTTTTCAATAACCGACTTATTGACAGGAGAACCTTTTACAACACAACGATCAATGAATTCATCTAATGAGAAAAATTCACCATGTTTTTCTCGTTCGTTGTGAATAAACTCCTGAGCTTTATCTCCACATTGTTTTACTGAGTTCAAAGCCCAATACATACTACTTGTTTTGACGTCAGAAACAATGTTTATATCGCTTTTATTTATATCAACAGATTTAATTGTAATGTTACCTAATTTCTGAATTTCATTGATGTAAAACGGATAATCCTCAATCTTCGCATGTGAGAATGTTACAGACCAAAACTCAATGGGATAATGAGCTTTCAGCCAAATGCAGTTATATCCATTTCTCGAGTACGCAATTGCATGACTAAAATTAAAAGCATACTTACCAAACTCCTCCATCTGTTTCCAAAGATCTTGAGCATACTTTTCTTCAACTCCAAAACGCTCAACATAACCTTTTACAAATTTATCGCCGAAACTCTTTAATTTAGATGTAATTTTTTTACCCATGCAATTATGAGCTAAAATTCCACCTACAAAAGCGTACGGGCTTCTATCAGATGTCATTGTAAAATCATAAACAGGAAGTTTACCAACCCTATCGTAAGATTCTACTTTCAAAAAACAGAATTCTCTTTTTAAAATGTTTTCAAGATATTTACTTCTTCCACATCTTTTCAATATTTTTTCAGCTCTCCTATAAGTCAAGTCAAAAGGACGATTGATTCCGTAATTCAAAATATTCTTTCCTAACAACTCATTGCAATTATATCCGGAATGATCAATGAGATTTTTAATAATAGGTTGCCAAATTTCAAAAGGTATTTTGTATTGACTATAAGAATCTAGATCAAAATCCTCTAACTTAAAATTAAATCGTTCTTTAATTTTTGTCGAATATGGTTCGAGCATTGCTTTGATCTTCAAAGCGTCTTCAATAGAAGAAATTCCTATATCATAATATTTCTCAGGATATTCTGCAAAACTTCTTGAATTTGTTGTAGTTAAAACTCCAAGACAACTAAAAAGAATATTTATCTGATCAATCAATTCCTTTGATTTAGAAGAATAACCTATTAATAACCCTCCCTTTTTAGAAGCAACATAGCCATCAAAATCAATTAATTTCCCAAGAACAAATAATTGACATTCTTCATTTAAAGAAAAAATGTAGTCAGGTAACCTTTTTTCATCTGATTTAACAAATTCAAGACCTAAATCTGTAACAACAGAGTCTTTTATCTTTAAGCTCGTACATCCTGTATATTGATTATAATATTCTTTAGGCTCTTCTCGAACAAATTCTTTATAACATCTTTTAAATTCACTCAATTCTGACTCATCTTTATTAACAAAATTACACGAACCAATAGTTCCTATAGATCCTTCTGTCAATAAAGCTATCATTAAATAAAGTTCTTCTTTAGATTTAGATAGTGTTCCAAATCTTCTACTAAGATCTTTGTAAACATAGTGTCCTACACAATCCTTAGCTTCTAACCAACCAACTTCTGTTAATAATTTATGATCCGGAGTGCATGTAAAGTGATTGTCTCCTTGCATATTCAATTTAATACACTCCTTTTCTTTTTTATAAACTCTTCTATAAACCTTATTCCATTTGAAACAACACTCTTTTTCATTATACGTAGTAACGGAAGTAAATGGTTTTATATTTTTAATTTTAACAGCTCCATCAGGAGTCCAAAACAATTCTTCACCCCAAATACATTTTCTCACCGAATCTGTTGTTTCTAGGTCAAATCCTGCCAAATGCTGACATAATCTCATTATATCCTCCTGAGTAATCAATAATCCTAAATGTGGACGAAGAATATCTTCTGCTCCTATAGGATATTCGATTTCACTTTCACCTCTCTTTCTTAGAATGTATTCATTGTGATAATTATTTTCAATTGGACCAGGACGATATAATGCTGCACATAATCCCATTTCATCAAGACTATGTGGTTTCATTTGTACACAATACGAAGAAAGTCCCTTTGCACCAAAATGAAAAACATCACCTAAATAACCTTTTTCAATATACTCAAAAACAATTGGATCGTCTAGAGGAACATCATTATAAAGATCTAATTTGATACCACGGTTTTTCTCAATCAATTTTAAAATATCAGCTAATTTATCAAGTTGAGCAATTCCTAGAATATCTTCTTTCAGAAAACCAGCTTCTTCAATTTCTGCACCTTCCCACTCTGTCACTACCAATCCATTAGACTCTCTAACTGGCAACCACTGTGCTGACGACTTCTCATCAGGATACACAACTGTACCACATGCATGAATTGATGCTGATTTAGGAGAATTCAAACAAACCATAACGTCATTGATTAATTCTGTATGGTTTTTGACAAACTCTCTTAACTCCGTATCACTGCAGATAACTCTGAAAAAATCTTCAATACTTTTCATACCCTCCTCGTCTCTCAATTTAGAAGTAATTCTTCTAACTGTTCCTATCGAAATACCTTCACAACGAGCAAGATCTGTAATTGCAGCTTTTAATTGCATTGTCGTATATGTTCCAAGTGACGTCACTTGCGTTATACCAAATCTTTTTTCCATATACTCTTTAACTCGAGGGCGTTGTTGGCCCTCAAAATCTGTATCGCTTTACTTCCCCCGAAGGGGTCAGATATCGGGAAGACTTCCTAAACGGATCTCTTCCCGATCTTCCTTTCTTAATGTTTTAATTGTTATCATTTATTTCTTGTTTTAAAAATTCAATAATCTCGTCTACATCATCAGGAACTTTTGCTTTCTTAGAATTATTGTCTTTTGCCCATAGAGGCTGTAAGTTTCTGTAATTGAAACAGATACGTTGGTTTTCCTCTTTTGTCAAATCGAAATAAGAACACGGAATGATATGATCAATCTGCCACTTTCCTTCACCTTTTCCTAAATTGTCCCACGTCATTCCTGGTTCGAATTGCATCTCGAGATGAGCTTTCAGCTCATCAATCGAGCAACCGAGAAGATCGAGTGTCCGAGTTGATTTTTGATTATTTATTATCGCTACTCTTACACGATTTCTTAATAAATTACAAATTTGAAAATTAACATCTTTTGCATATTTATCTCTTCTCCATTGAGCTTTATAAGCTCTAACTTTCTGTTCAATTCTTCTTCTACATACTTTTCCTTTTTCAGTTTGATTATATTTTCGATTCGCTTTATTATAAACCTCTCTGCCCTTTCCTCGTTGATATTCAATCACTCTTTTAATAGTTTTATCTCTTGTTTTTAAATAATGATTATGTTGACACTCTTTACAAGTATCTCCTAAACCATCTTTATATCTACTACTTTTTGAAAAGCAATTCAAAGAAAGTTCTCTTTTACAATGACCACAAATCTTCAATCCAGTTTCGAAATTAGCTTTCATAATCTAATAATATATCTCCTTCTTTTAATTCACCTGCTTTAACTATCATCTTTTCTTCGTTTCTAAAGATACGAACAAAACTTGTACAAGGTATAATAATAGGTGATGAACTTTCTTCGTTAATGATAACCTCTTCAATCTTATCGTGACGTATCAAACGACCTGTTGTTAAGAATCTTTCAAATAGTAGATCGTAATCAAGAGGATTAATATAATTCAATCCTAGTAAATACGAAATCAAACATCCACAAGCTGAACCACGACCAGACCCAATTAGAATGTCTTCTTTCTTACACCACTTTACAATGTCTCTAAGCATTAAAAAATAGTCGACTACTTCACCATCTTCGATTACCTTCATCTCTTTTTCAAGTCTCTCAACAACTTCATCTTCAGAATAATTTTCAAGTATCTCAGGATGTTCTTCGAGTCCTTTGATTATGAGATCTTCAAACATAGCAATATTATCTTCATATTGTAAAGCCTCTTCGTCAGTCATGTAATATACAGGCATGTGTCTATTTTGAGTCTCTATTACAAAGTTACATTCAAAAGAAATTTCTTTCAAATTTTGAACAGCTTTTTCAAATGTATCAAAAAACGCCTCATCGTCTCCGAACAACTTACCAAGCTCTTCAAAATATTCTTGATAATTTTTCATATATTGATTATCACTTTCATAAGTAACGACCTTCGCTAAGGTATTCATTTTTCTCTTAATAGGAGACCATTCTTTTTCAACATAATACGCATCACACATTGCAACCGGATTCATTTTACTGTCAAAAAACTTTTTCAAATTTTTCAAGTAAAATTCATCACGATCATCTTTTTCGTATTCAACTGTATCTAATTGATAAAATGAAATAATTTTCTTGAGTTCTCTTGGAATCTTCGTATAATCAATTGTTTTAGGATCCCATATAAAAATCAAACCCTCTTCACTCTCAAGAATATCTTTTTCTGTTACATATTCTGTATTAGTCTTGTTCATCAATTCATTTAGATGTAACAAATTCTCCCAGCCTTTTTGATTTTTAACAAATGCTTTGATTGTGTAACGAATATCGTTTACTTCATCGGAAACCTTAATCTCCAAACCTTGAATAGCTCGTATTCCATTTTTCTGACACGCAGTCTGAAATTTCATTGCTGCAGCAAGTGTACCTTTTTCACACAAACCTAAACTAGTGATCCCTAAAAATTTAGCTTTCTTACACCATTGATCGTATAGACACATTCCATTCATCAATTCGAACGGTCCATGAATACCAAGATATGTATCTATATAAAGACTTTCGTCTACCAATTTAGCTCTACCGATCCATTTTACAGGTTGTAGCTTTACAGACTCTTCTTTACCTTTTTCTAAAGCATACCAAACAGATCCAAAGCAAAAAATATAGTAATCGTATTCAGTTCTATCACACGCCCAATTAAAGTGTTCATCAAAATAAACACCTCTTTCATTTTTATCCCACTTAAACGGTTCAAAGAGTTGATAAACTTTATCGTTTATATCAATTAAAAATTCATCTTCGTCTTCTAAAACTTTATATTCAATAAAATTGTCTTCTAAATATTGTAGAAGTTCGGCAAACAATTCCCTCATATCTTTTTCTTTAAAGAAAAGGGGTTGAGTAAACTCATATCACTCAACCCCTTCAACTAATTTTCAACTTTAACTTTTATTTTTCAACAGCTTCAAAGTGCTTATCGCAAACATGCTTAACAACTGTATAATATGTACTACATGCTTTTGCAATCTGATAGAATGAACGGCCATCGTTTTTCAATAGTTCGTCATAAATCTTGGAAGAAATTTCACTCAGACCTTCAGGCTTTTCACCTTTCGGTTTCACATTCAAAACAACTTTCGGAGCACGCGGTTTCTTTTCTTTCGGTTCTTTTGCAG